GAAGTTAAAGAAGTTAAAGAAGGTGAAGAAGGTGAAGAATTTAAAGAAGGTGAAGAATTTAAAGAAGGTGAAGAATTTAAAGAAGGTGAAGAATTTAAAGAAGGTGAAGAAGGTGAAGAAGGCGAAGAATTTAAAGAAGGTGAAGAAGGCGAAGAATTTAAAGAAGACGAAGAAGACGAAGAAGACGAAGAAGGCGAAGAAGACGAGGAAGGCGAAGAAGACGAAGAAGAAAATTCTAATGAAAATTCTAATGAAAATTCTAATGAAAATTCTAATGAAAATTCCAATGAAAATTCTAATGAAAATTCCAATGAAAATATACAACTTGAAAACAATAAAGAAAGTAAAGAAATAATTTAATATGATAATTTAAAACAAAATAATATTTATATATAATTTATAAAATATATACTAAAATATGAAATATATTTTAAGCAACAGAAAATATACAAATCATAGAATACGGAAAAATATCTGCCTAAAATTTATATAAATATTATTAAATATTATTCATTCTCTTTTTAGTTTTAGAAGCTAATATCATACATTGTTTGTAAGATAAATTTGGATTTTCTTTTTGTATTATTTTTACAAACATTACCCATTTATTGGTTTTCTTTTTATTATTGGTTTTCTTTTTATTATTGGTTTTATTTGTTTTATTGGTTTTATTGGTTTTCTTTTTATTATTGGTTTTATTGGTTTTCTTTTTATTATTGGTTTTTTCAGAATTTTTCATATATACTATAATAATATAATTTATAAAAGATTAAATATTTAGATAATATAAATGTCTTTCTTAATAGAAAACCTTTTATTACCTTATATGAAAGATAATATATTTATATTAATAATATATACAATAGTTGTTCTAATAACGTATACAATCGGTAGTATCGGAATATCTAAATCATTTACTCATTTTTTAAATTCTAAATACAATAAAAATGATAAATTTTTAAAAGATATATATAACGTTATAAAGTGTAGGAGTATGATGGGGTGGGTATATATAATAATTATTTTATCATTAACATATTCTATTTTTATTAATTTAAAATATTATATACAATCATATATAGTATTAGATATAATAACCATTACAAAGAATTTAGTTGTATTAAATATTTTTAAACAATTAACCGAAAAATATAAAGAAATAGAAGAATCTGATATTGTATGGTTAGTTACTGCTTCTTATTGGGCTACAAGAATATTTCTTATATATATATTTGAGAGTGTTCTACCTTTTATTGTAACATTTATTATCATACTAATATTTTTTAGTTATAAAAATGTATATTTATTATTACTTTCTGTGATACATATTATCATCATAATTCTATATATATATTTGAATTTTAATAAAACTGTTAATCTAATAGAGATACAAGATAAAAATCACAGGAGTAATATGAATATATTAGGAGATAAAGTAAAAAATATATTAAATATAATTTTTGACAATACTCTAAATGATGAAGTAGAATATATGAAAGATACTCATTTAATTTATACAGAATCTGCCAAAAAATTATTAAATAATAATAATAAAATATTATCCATAAGTAATTTGTTAAATTATATGTATGTAATATTCATTTTCATTTTCATATACATAAATAACGGATATATGAGAACTGAAAATATCACGATTATAGTTATGATGTTAATTATATATATAAGTATTGTAAATAATTTCATAAAAGAAACAATAGACGTTTCGTTATATATTTATAAAATTAAAGCGTTAGATGAATTATTAACCAAAGAAGAAACAAGTACTTGTGAAAATATAAATAAATTTTATAAAATAAAATTAATAAATGTATATTTTAAATATGAAAATAAATATGTATTAAATAATTTAAATATAACTTTTGAACCGAAAAAAATAAATGTAATAATGGGTAAATCAGGTTCAGGAAAAACTACATTAATGAAATTATTGATAAAAATGTATAACGTAGATAAAGGAGATATATATTTAGACGACCACAATATAAATGATATATGTATAAATGATATTAGAAATAATATATATTATGTAAACCAAAGAACAATATTATTTAACAAAACAATAATGTATAATATGAAATATGGAAATAATTATACAGATAATAAAATAATAGAAATATTAGAAGAATATAAATTAATAGATTATTTTAATTTAATTGATAAAGGATTATATTCAAAAACAGGTGTGAATGGTTCTAAAATATCTCTAGGTATGCAAAAAATTATAATGATTATAAGAGGAATATTAAAAGAAAATAAAACAATATTAATATTCGATGAACCACTAACTAGTTTAGATATAATAACAAGAAAGAAGATAGTTAGATTAATAACAGAAAAAACAAAAGATAAAACAGTAATAATAATAAGTCATGATAAAGAAATAATACCTCATGCCGATAATATAATACATTTAACATAGATTACCATTTAGATTTTCTAACATTTATCTTCGGTCCTGCTTTTTTTTTATAATTATCTGGATTATATTCTTCATTCTCGTCATCAGAACCTAAGTTTTTAGACATTTCCCAAAAATCCTTAGAACATAATTTAAAATCATTTCTTTTTTGTGCTTTATACCAAAATATTTGTTCTTGTAATTTATTAGATTTAACATTATTATCAATAACTAAACATTCATAATTTTCAGTACATTGATCCATAACCTGACAGAAAGATTCAAATGTAGGAAACATACCAGCATAGTTTTCGTATATTCTTTTACGATTAGCTATATATGGTTCTCTTAAAATAAATACATAATCAATATTTGTTCTTAAAGTTGGAGGAATACCAAGTGGATATTGCATAGTTATTATCAACATGACTTTCCAATGTCTACCATTCATAAATAATAATCTCATCATTTTATCTCTTGACCAAGAATTATCATATAAACAATCATCTAATATTACAAATGATCTAGCATCTATCTTAGATTTTTTATAAATTTCAATTTGTTTATTTACTTGTTTAATTACAACTTTTTGTCTTTTTAAAATATTTTCTATTATACTTGTTTTATATTCATCATGTATGAATAATTTAGGAACATGTTCAGAATAAAAACCGTTTCCTGCTTCTGTTCCTGATATTACTGTTCCTATTGGTATATCGACATGATGAAAAAGTAAATCGCGAACTAAGAAACTTTTTCCAGTATCTCTTCTTCCAATTAAAACAATAACAGGTCCTTTATTTTCATCTTTTTTGAAGGAAATCGAGTTCATACTAAATTTTTTTAATTCTAAACTCATATATTAATTATAATTATATAAAGACCTTTTTTAAAACGAATTAGTTTAAACCATAATAAAAACTTTAATATTATAAAATATTATGGATGAAATAATTATACAAGAAGAAAAATACAATCCAATATTTGATAAATTTAATATTAACTATAAACCATTAGTTAAAAGATATATTAATAACAATACTTATAATGATTTTGAATTTGAAGATAATGAATGTGAAACTAAAAGTTGTTTTATTAAGTATATTCCTTTAATTGATTATGTTAAACTTCTTACAGGTAAATATAAAAAGTATAATATAAATATTCTTCCAGAAAAGAATAATACCAATGTAAATATATATCAACAATATATAAATTCTATACATAACTATTCTTATGTAGATAGTTTCTTTTATTTATTAACAAGTAAATTAAAAAAATACGGATTCAATCATTCTTTAGATGTTTATGATATGGAAATAATTTTAAAAAATAATTGTGAGATTGATATATCTGAAGATTATGAATACTTATGTGATAATAATTATTTTAATGATAGTGTGGGAAAAATATTTAATTTTAAAAATGAAGAAATTAGGAAGTATTTTGGTTATAAAGAACCTTTAAATATAAGTGAAGATTCTATTAATCTTACTTATGAAGTTATTGATACATCTTGCGTATTGTTGGACGTTTCTGATAATAGCGAAATTACAAATATTTACATAAAAAAAGATAAAAGTAAAGAAGAAAGTGACGAAGAAAGTGACGAAGAAAGTGACGAAGAAAGTGACGAAGAAAGTGACGAAGAAAGCGACGAAGAAAGTGGCGAAGAAAGTGACGAAGAAAGTGACGAAGAAAGTGAAGAAGAAAGTGACGAAGAAAGCGACGAAGAAAGTGACGAAGAAAGTGACGAAGAAAGTTATGAAGACACCGAAAGTATAGAAGATTTAATAATAATTATAGATAAATTACCTTGTCAAAAAATCGCATTGGAGAAATGTGTTAATACTTTAGATTATTTATTTGATAATAATATCGATGTAAAAGAATTAACAAGTGCTATGTTTCAGATAATAATTACATTAGACGTTTATCAAAGTATTTTTAAATTTACACACAATGATTTACACACAAATAATATAATGTTTATTAACACAAATATAGAATATTTATATTATAAAATAAATAATAAATATTATAAAGTTCCGACATATGGGAAAATTTATAAAATAATAGATTTTGGAAGATCTATATATGAATATAAAGGCGAAAGATTATGTAGCGATAGTTTTTCAAGCAATGGAACTGCTTATGGACAATATAACTGCGAACCATTTTATAATCAAAATAAAAATAAAATAGAACCAAATTATGGTTTTGATTTATGTAGATTAGCTTGTTCTATTTTTGATTTCATAGTAGATGATTATAATGAAATAGAAAAATATAGGAATATTCCAGTTTATAAAATGATAATTGATTGGTTATACGACGATAGTGGTAAAAATATTCTATATAAAGATAATGGAGATGAAAGATACCCCGATTTTAAATTATATAAAATGATAGCAAGAACAACTCATAACCATTTACCGAGTAAACAATATATAAATGAATGTTTTAATGATTATAATGTTGAAACATTAGAAACATATTTAAATATTGACGAATTAATTAAAACGACGGTTGACTTGTAAATATTTCAGTTTTTACGTCTTGTTTTTTTAAATATAAATTATGTAAATATAATGTTACAAATGATATTATAAATATAAAAAATATTTCTCTTATAGTATTTTTATTGAAATTTGCATCTTTAGATGGGTTTTGTTTATTTATAATTTGTTTATAAATAAAGAAAATTGTTGAAATAATAAAGGATATATAAATATAATGATAATTCATAATATTTATATAAATATAAAATATTTTATTTTTTAACTAAAACATTTACAATTCTTCTATATCTAGAATAAAATCATTATCGTTATTAATTTCTTCTCCTATATTAATTTGATTATCTGTAATAGAAGGGTCCCACGATAATTTTAATTCTTGGTTATTATTTTTAGTTTCAAAATCTTCATCGTCTAAAGAATTAATCTCTTCTATTTTATATTCTTTTTTTTTTACTAAACTATCTTCTATTGGTTTTAAATTTATTGGTTCAAACTCTTCACAAGAAGATTTTGAATAATCTTTTTCTATATTATATTCAATATCCTTTTCTGATTCAATATCCTTGTCTGATTCAATATCCTTGTCTGATTCAATACCTTTATCTGAGTCAATATGTTTTTCAATATGTTTGCCAACATCTTTTTCTGAGGAAATAACTGAAGCAATCTCAGAGTCAATATCTTTATCAGAGACAATATCTTCAACTTTATTCTCTATTTTTTTATTTTCAATAATACTTTCAATATTTTTTACATCTATTTCCTGTGTTTCGTCAATATATTTTCTTAATAATTCTTCAATTGGTAGGTTGTCTCTTATTGTATTCATAATACATGTTTGAACTAATAATTCAAATTCCCTATTTCTCTTTTGTTGTTCTAAAGGAGGAATATCAATTTCAAAAAGATATATATTAGAATATAATTTTCTAGCAATATTAATATAGACTTTATGTATAAATAAAGATATGTCTGGTATGTTTATTTCTATTTTTTTTGGTTCAGAACTTACATTTACGCAAGAAAGTATTTTTAATTGAGTAATATGTACACAAGTAATTAAATCTTCAAGGTATGGGCATCTACTTGTATTTACAATTCGTTTTTGTTCAGTATCAATTATAGTTTGATTCCAGTTAGGAATACGAGAAAGTAAATTCTGGTAAGTCATTAAATATTTATCAACTTCATCATTTTTCTCACATATTTCTAAAGCTTCATTAAATATTGATCTAAAACCCACTATTATATGACAAGTTATATTATTAATCAAAAGTATAGACCATTCGTTTTTAGAATCATTGAGTATATTTGTACTATAATCATCCATAAATAATAAATAACTATATTTCTATTTTTTTATTATTACGAAAAGAATAAATTAAATGTAACATAATAAATTTTTCATTTTTTAAAATATTTTTAAACCTGTCATAGTAAAATTCTAGTTCAATAAAATTAATAACTTTATTTTTTAGATATTGAAGTAATATATCAGCATATATTCCTTGAATATATAATTCGTTGACACAATCTATTATATCCAAATTATTAGTTAATATATTTTTAATTTTATTATATGGAATAATACCGTTTATATATTCGTTTTCCTCTTTATAAATATGTATAAATCTAGAAATTATAGGTTTTAATAATTTATCTTTATCGCGAGTTATAATAATAAATCTTGTATTATGACTGTAAATTTCAATTATACGTCTAAGCAAATATTGAGAATCAATAGTTAAATATTCAGCGTCATATAATAAAACGCATTTAAATTTAATATTTACAGGTAATTGAAACTTTACAAATGATACAATTTCTTCTCTTATATTTTTAATACCTTTATTTATAGCACAATTAAATACAAGAATATATTCATTTTTAGTTATTTTAAGAATTTCTTCCTTAATATTATTATTTTCTATATTACCGTAAAATAAAAGATGAGGTATATTTCCTTTAAATATTTCAATTGACATTTATAAATTAATTAATTTAATATTAAATTATATTATTATTATATTATGAATTTAGAAAAAATTAAATTATATGAACAAAAAACATTGACAAGTAAAATGTTAAAAGAATCAATGAATATATGTTATAATAATTTATGTTTTTCAACATTTCCTTATATTGAGGCAAAAATTAAAACATCAAAAGAGGCAATTATAAAAAATAGTTCTGGAAATTGTATAGCTATGTCAGAATTTATTAAATTATATTTAAAGAATAATTATAATATAAATAGTCATATTATAATTTCAAAATGTCCAATACAATTTAAAACACAAGGTCAATCAATAATTTGTCATTGTGCGTTATTAATACCTAAAACAAAAAAATCATTTTATATTATAGATTGTGCGTTTTTTATAAATGACCCTTTATATATAGAAATATATGATAAAAAAATTTATGAAGGTAAAATGACAGATATATATAGAAATATAGAAAATCAGATGTTTTATAGTTACAAAAAAACGGATGATTTCGGAGTTTTAAAAAATAGTTTTTCGTGTAATTGTGAATGTGGTGATTTAAAATGGAGTTATTATTTAAATGAGATACATAATCCTGACGTAACAATAGGTAACGAATTTCATTTAGTAAGAAATACACCTTTTTTGATTAAAACTAAAATAATAAATGGTAAGATTATTAAAGTAGTTAAAATAAAAAAAGAAGGAGACAATATTACAATTATAAGGAATAATATAATTAATATTTATAATATAAATAAAATACCTTATAATGAATTGGTCGAAATAAAAAAATTATACAAATATTTACGCAATACTATTTAAAGAATGTGTATAAGGGTTTTGTTTAAAAGCAGAAACCAACGTTTCATCTATATTTGTATTATAATCATAATGTTGTGGATTTTTAGTTCTTTCGCCTAGAATTTGTGTAGAATTGTTAGATTTATGTATAACATTTTCTCTATCTACTTCTTTTTCTCTACCAGTTATATTAACATTTATATTAGAATTAAACATTTTCATATTTCCCGAAGGTGTTCTATTTACAACGGTTTTATCTATATTTGGAGTTGTATAGTTATTTTCATATTTATTTATTATATTTATTCCTCTTGCGTTACCAATATAAGAGTTATTTGTGCTTTGTCTTTGTGTATCCGTTAAATACGGATTTGAAATTATATAAGCATTAGAAGATTGTTTTTGTAAATTCATATGATTTAAACTTTCGGATGTCATTTGTCTGTTAGTAGTAGGTAATTTTTCATCATATAATTTATAATCCATAGGTTTTTTTACATTAGAATTAATATTTCCTATTGGATTAGGATTATTAACTATTTTTTTTGTTGGTTTCAAAGAATTCATAATTGGAGATATAACATTAGAAAAAACTTGACCCTTAATATTGCCAAAATAATCGGATTGGGTAGTATTTCTATTATTATTTAATAGATTATATCCTTCTTTGCCGTAATTTTCTTTAATAGATATGTTTGAACCAACCGAAGATACGTTTAAAAATGGTGTAGATGGTAATTGTTTTTTATGTGTTTTATTTTCTAAATTATTAATATAAGTAATATTTTCACTTTTTCTTGCTCCAAAATAAGAAACATTTGTTTCATCTCTATTTTCAACAGTTAACATTTGTTCAGGTTTTTGTATTTCTTTATTTAATCCATAAGCAGGTCCAAAAGATTCAATATTATTATTTACATGAAACGTATCAACACTTTGTTTAGTTATTTTTCCTAAATTTCCATATTGATTACCTGGATTGTATGCAGGTGATTTATAATTTTGTTCATACTCTCCTTTTGGATTATTAGTTGTTCTTAATTCATTAACAGTTTTAGGCATTATTTTGTCTCTACTTTCCACAAATGATTTAATATCGGTTGTAGCAGGTGAATCCTTTATTTCTTCCCAGGGTTTTGTATTTGCAAACCGGTTAGATTCATTCACTCTTGATTGGTAAAAATCGTTACTATTCTGACTACCCCAAACATTTTGTGTATTATTTTGAGGTTTAAATAATTGTGATGTTTCTTCTTTTTCAATTTGTTGGCTACCTGTGCCTGTATGATTATCTAATATACCTTCGAAATTATTATATTTACCATTATCGTAACCATTTGATTTATTATTATAAAAATGAACCATGTTGTTATGTGTTACAACTTCTTTATTAGGGTTATTAAATTTATCCTTACTATTTTGTAATTTATTGTCAATTTTCATATTCAATTCTGTTTTAAGTAAATTTGGCTTTACTTCGTTTGTTTCTTCAACAAACCCTTCATTTTTTTTATTAGATAATATATAAGCTCCTCCTAATAATATACAAGATATAACTAATTCAGACATTTAATATATTATACTATTTTTTATTTTTATCATAAAAATCCTTTTCTAATACTCTCGTATTTAAATTATTGTCGAATGTTTGAAATACATGATCTTGTGGATTATTAAATAAATGGTCATATCTTTGTTGCGGTAATTCTCTATATTTCCAAACCGGAAAGGTAGTTCTAGTTTCGTCTGTATTAAAATTGCTTGTATTATATGTTTTTGAATTGGATATAGTTTTCTTAGATTCAATTGTTCCCCTATTCAATGGAATATTTAATCCTTTCATATTAGATTCTAAATTACAAGTATTGCTATGTAAATTAGCACCCCATTTTTGTAGTCTAATATTTACATCATCTATATAATTATTATTAATACCATTACCTGGTGTATTTAGGTGATATATTCCAGAAAATACAGATTCCTCTATTTTTTTTTTCTGTCTTGCGTTATCATTTGAAAAACGTGTAAAAGCCATATTATATTTATAAAATATAATATTACTAAATTAAATATAAAGGTCTTTCTATAGTAGAATGTTCAAAAGGAGAAGGCATAACAAAAGTTGGTTTTTCGAATAAAGGTTTAATATTTATATTCTTATTTTCAGCAACAACAGAAAAAGATTCGCCTTCTAAATTAGTAGATCTTATACCTCTTAACATACTTTCTACATCAATACTATTATTCGACATTTGGTCTCTTTTAAAAACAGGATTTGTACCTAATTCAAAAAATGTAGTGTTGTTGTTAGTACCTTTTCCTAAATAAGTATTATGAACAAATATTTTATTATGTTGTCTTTCTTTAACGTTATAATTAGTTTTATTATTTATATTTCTTGTAGATGACATTATAATAAACTTTTATTTTATTTTGAATATTCTGTATTTTTATATAAAACTCTACTGTCTACTCCTCCTCTAATCCACGAACGATTAACATCTCCTTCTATTTTACTATTTTTTAATTTATTTTTTAATCCGTCATTCATAGGATATTTTCCTAAATTATTAAAACATTTTTCATTTAATTTCGAGACACTTTTTTTTTCTTTAAACGTATCCCCTAATCTTATTTTATTTTCTTTATATACATCTACATTACCATTTCCTAAAAATGGAACTGTTTTATATGGTCTTTCATGTAATGTTAGTTTTACATTTTGGTTAGTAAGTTCTCCTTTTGTAAGGATCGAACTATCATTTACATTACAACCTAAAGGTCCAACTTGAAAAGTGGATTTATTAATAAAAATATTTGGTTGATTATAAGCAACGTTAAACGAACCATTACAACTTTTAGAATAAGGATTATAAGTAAGATAATTTGAAATATTATTATTCATTATGTTATCTTGTGTAAAGACTTCTTCGTCATTTCCAAGTCTTGATAATTTATCAAATCCAAAGTCAATAATTCTACTCATGATTTATATAATAATAATATTTTTTTAATATGAAATAATAGATTTATTAGAAGGTAAAGATCCATAACAAAAAGATAAAAATTCTGATAAGTTATTGTCAATTGGTTGTATGTAAAACTGTCTCATATGATTTTCAAAATCAATATTATCACTTTCGTTATAAAACAACTTATCGATATCACTATTATCTTTATTATTATCTTTAATCATTTTTTTAACATTATCGTGAATATTATTTTCTATTTCACTATTATATTCTATTTCATAAGATGGTGTTTTTCCTGAACTATTGTCTGAATTAATAATATGTTTTATAGGTTGTTTATTAGTATTAGTATTTAAAATATTACTATTAAACGGATTAGAATAAGAAATATTATCATTATGAATTTCGCTAAATCCTTCTTTTTTAAATTTAAATTTATTATAAATACCAATAATAATAGAACTAATAAAAATAAAACTAATAAAACTAATAATTTTTTTTTTAAAAATAATATATAAAATAAATGTTATATAAATAGTCAATCGTGTAATAGCATTTAAATTTCTTTCCATTGAAAAATTTTCATTTGGTATTACTTCAATAAAATTGTTTTTTTGTAGTAAAATTGTTGGGTCATATAACCAAAAAGTCATTATATATTAGTATTCTTTTTATTTTTATAATTAAATATTTTTATTTTTTCTTTTTTTCTTTTTCGATTTTTTTACCTGGGTTGAATCATCCGTTTTAAAAATAAACGTATCTTCCTTATCTGTTGCTTCTATTTTTACTTCTGTTCCCTTTTTAACTTCGTTAGATTTTTGTTTTAATTTTTCCCTCATTCTTTCCTTATTTTTTTCCTTTTTATTATTTTGTTCAATTTTAGATGCCATAGCCTTAAGGTCAGGCTTACCATTCATACCCATATTTTTCATCATTTCCTTCATTCCAGGAATATTATTCATTTCCTTCATAATATTACCTGCTTCAGAAAACAAATCACTTTCATTTATATTATCATTTCCCATTTTTTTTTCTAATTTGCTCCCTATATTTTTAACTAAATTCATAATACCTGAAGGATTTGAAAACATATTTTTCATAAATTCGTCTGGCGTATTGTCTCCAAATTCTTTGTTTGTTTCTTCTGCGATTTCTTTTGCTATACTTCCGATATTTCCATTCATCATACTTTCAATGGTTTCTTTAAAACTATTATTACTTAAATCTTGATTATCTATATTACTCATCATTTTTTTAAAGTGTTCATCTAATCCACCTTCCCCTAACATATTTTTAAAAATATTCTCTACGTTTTCACCACTAATATCATTATTACCTAACATTTCTTTAATTTTGCTTTGTATATCATCAATATTAATATCATTATTTTTTATATCTTTTTTTTCTAAAGTAAAAAATAAAATTAATTGCAAATACTTCCAAATTTTTTTTTTAGTATTTTCACTGATATTTTCTTTCATTAAAGGTGAAATATCTACTCCTTCAAAAATAAAAAATTTATCTTCAAAAAGACTTTCCTTTTCGTATAAAATGTCAAAAAAATTCATATGATAATTTTTTAAACAATGAGAGTAATAATTATCATAATCTTTATCAAATTTATCCTTTAATTCAGGAAATGTAGTAATTAAATCAGAACAGAAATCATCAACAAGCTTTTTAAACTCTTCCATATATTTTAATTATTTTGTTATATTTAAATCTATTATTTTTTATAATATAAATAACTATAATATGTTATTTTTTTAATATAGTCTAAAAAAATATGTAATAATTCTGGTTCTAATGTTTCATATATATTCTTTAAAAAAATAACACTTTTTTCAAATGAATCTATGTATTCTTTAGAAACATTTTTTTTTTCTTCACTATAATCCTTGTTTAAAAAAAATGATATATCTCCTTTCATAATTTGCTCGTAATAAATAGTTGTGACATGAATATACCACGATTTAATAAGATATTTAATATTTGTTTTTTTTATTAATAAATTTTTATTATAAAATTTGATATATTCTTTATTTTTATTAGAATTATCTTTTATAAATGAAAGTAATTCAAAATAAGTATTATTAAATAATTTAAAGTTATCTGTTTTAGACATTAGTGTAAATACTGATTATAACTTTAAATTATAATTCGCTTCTTCTTTTTTCTTCTAATTGTTCAATATTCATATTTAATTTTTGTTTTTTATCCGATTCCATAGGTGTAATTATTGTTTCATCTTTATTATCTATACTATAGTAATTATACATTTGTCTAAGACCGGCATTACCGCTTGCAGACAATTCATCCGACGTAGAATCGATAAAACTAAATTTGTCACTTGAAACACCCGTTAAAGAGTTATCTTTTCCTAATGAAAATGAGTTTGGTTCATTAAACAATAATTTTTCTTCTTGTTCTATTGTTTTAGACTGTGGTTTAATATAATCTAATATTTGGTTACCACTTAATATTTCGTGGTTTGGTTTTAAAAGTAACACTGGAACTCTATTAATCATTGGTGGTAATTTAATTTTATTATTATTATTATCTAATATGTATATAATATTTTTATCAGTAACCCTTTTATCTATACATATAAATTCAAATTTATCATGAAAACCTGATTTGTTTAATTCTTCTAAAATATTTTTACTATGTTCGCAATATTTACTATAAAATAATTGAGACCTTTCCATTTAGTTAAATAAATATAATTAATATTTTATATTAACATATTAATTTATAGTAAAATTGATATATATATATTTATTATTAATATATAATAATGAAGATTGAAAATATTGAAAATAACAGAAAACTTGAATTTGATATTTTGGATGAGGATGTTTCTATAGTAAATTCTTTGAGGAGAACTTTAATGACTGATATAGAATCATTGGTATTTAGAGGATTTCCTCACGATTCTAATAATATTAATATAGAAATAAATAATAGTAGATTTCATAATGAATATATTAAACAAAGAATTTCGTGTATTCCTGTATTATATAATGTAATTGAAAAGTTTGATATTTTTGTAAATAATTATTATTTTGAAGTAAATGTAAAAAATGAGACAGATGAAAAAATATTAGTAACTACTAATGATTTTAAATTATATGATATCAAATCTAAAGAACCGAAAAAAAAAAATTATTTTCCTAAATATGAAAAAAATGGTATTCCTATATGTTATTTATACCCAAGAGTAAATGACAATGAAAAATGTGAAGAAATTAAAATTAAAATGAATCTATATGTAGGGACACAAAAAGAGGACGCTTGTTGGAATATGGTATCTAAATGTTTATATTATAATATTGAAGATAATACAAAAATAGAAGAAATAAAAAAAAGTTTTAAACCAGACAGCATTGAATTAAAGGATTTTCAAATATTAGATTCTCAAAGATATTATAAAAAAAATCAATATCACATGGTTATAGAAAGTGTAGGTGTATTCGAAAATATCGATTTAATTAAACTTGCTTGTAAAAAAATAATTTATAAACTAGAAAACCTAATAAAAGAAATGAATAATAATAATGAAAGTTTTAAAAGCCCTCAGACTCTATTAATTGATGATGAAAAAATATATCATTTATATAAAGAAAAAACATCAGAAGATGTTAAATATATATTAAGATTAGAGAATGAGGATTATACGCTAGGTAAATTAATTGAAAAACATTTATCTTTGGAAATATACAAATATGTTGCTTTTTTAAAAGAACATCCACACGATTCTTATAGTTTTATTAAATTTATTTTCAAAAATAAAGATGTATCCGACATTAATGTAATAAATGAGTTAGTTAAAACATTACAATTAGTAATAGATAAATATAAAAAAATCATTGATATTTTTAAGGAATAAATACTATATTTTAAACAATAATATATATTTATATAATAATGAAATACGGATACATAATTAAAATGAATAATTCAGATAATTTTTATTTTATACATTATATAGATAATGAAAAAATGTATTTAATAAACAGTGGTAAAAATACAAATGAAAAGGAAATATTTATATTTGAAGATTTAATAAAAAATGAAAATGAAATAAATATTATTTATAAACCATATACATCTTCTTATATAATATTAAATAATTATAGAATAAATGAAAATATATTTATAAAAAGTAGTATAGATAAAGATTCAGAAGATATAATTTATAAAATTATAAATTTAGATAAAATCAAAGATAGTATGAAAGTTATAAATGTAGCTACAAAAAAAGAAGAAGAGATTATATTTAATTTTAGAGGATTACCCAAAAATATAGAAAATATACAAAAAATTGCTGGATATAAAACGAACAATGGAATTAAAAATAATTATAATAAAGAAATAATTTCTATAGATAAACAAGAAGAAGAAGAATATTATTATTATTATTCTATAGAACAACAAGTTAATGTAATAATAGAAGATCTTCTTACCGAAGGAAGTGAAAGTGAAAAAAATATTATTTTAAAAACGATTAATAGATATAAAGAATTATACTCTAAATATTATAATGAAAACAATGAATATATTTCAATAAATAACACATATAACGTAGATACAAGTGATTATAAATTATATATACCTATAACAAATAATGTTAAAATTATAGGACATATATTAAATGAAACTAATCCAATAACTACATCTTTTACAAATCCTTATTTTACAATAGAAGATAATATGAAAAATTTTTATGATTCAATAGATAATGAAATAAATAATTATGATTTATTAAATCAAATTATAATAAATAATACAGATGAATATAAAATTAAAATAAATGAAGGTAATGATTTATATATATATCCAGGGACACTATATGAATTAAAAATACAAGAAAATATGATGATAAACATAGATGGTATTTACACTAAACCAAAAGATATATTAATATATGATATATTAAATTCTAAAAATTCATCAATATTAGATAAATGTTCGAGTGAGCCAATATATTTATCAAATAAACATTTAGAAAGTTATAATATTTTAGATATAAAAGAATTAAATAAATGTGAATTTTTTACGGATAGTCCAATATTTTATAAATTAGATAAAAATGAAACTATAGATGAAAATATAAAAAAAATAATACCAAATACTTATTCGTTTATTAAATGCTTACCTGAAAAGTGTTATTCAATTAAAAGTATTATAAGTAAATTATCATTATTAAATATAAGTGAAATAAACAAAAAAGATTATAAAAATATAATAAATATAATAAAAAGAAATATAGAATTATATAAAGAAAAATATAATAAAAAGAAAATTGTTGAAAATAGAAAAATAGTAAAAAACAATAAAAATATTATGAACATGGATACAATTATAAATACATATTTTTTTAATGATTATTATTCGAATAGTGAATATTTTAATAATGTAAATAAAGAATTACTAAATTTTATTATAAAAAAAAAAAATATATATGATAATTTAATACAAATAGAAATAAATGTAAATAAAACAATACCTAAAAAAATAGTTAAATATTATAAAACAAATGAAGAAATGTTATATGACCAACAAAATTTTAATGAACATTTATACAAAGATGAAGGAAATATGCAAAATTATTATTCTTCTGTAGAAAAATTATATAAAACGTTTATAGATTTAAAATTTTCAGGTTCAAAAGAAGAGTTTGTTAAATATTTCAAATATGAAAAAATAGATGATAAATATAATACAGATAATGTTAAAACTTTTATAATGAATAATAAGATTCAAGACGGTGATATTTGTCTAGTTATTTCTGATAATAAAAAGTATTATTGGAGTATATTAGAAAAAAAATGGGAAGATAATGTGCCGGAAAATGACGAAAAAATTACGTCTGAATTGTTTAATAAAACATTAAATGAAAATGAAAGAACTAATATGTATTATTCAGATAGTTCTTTGGAAAAACAAATAAAAAAATTTAAATACATAGAGAATATAAAAAAAAAGAAAGAACATAAATATAATAATCAAAAAATAAAATATTCAAATTTAGTAGATTCGTCGTTATATGTTAGTTCTCCTCATTTAGATTTATTTCATGAAATTTTATCTGACTCTGATTTAAATAAAAGAATGAAAGGATTGATGTTATTTATTTCTATAAATACTATAAATAATGAAAATGATATTCATTGGTTGTACTGTAAAGATAGTGGATTAAAATTAGTTCCAATGTTCTATAAAGAATTATCTGATGCTTTTTCACTCGGTATAGATATTTATGAAAAAAAAATAGAACAAATATGTATATTTCAAGGTAAGAATGAAGATGATAAATGGGTTGATAAATATAGTGGTTATACCATACAAAATATAAATTTTGACAATGAAGAAGGGTATACTAAAGAAGGATTTAAGATATCAACAAGAGAAATATTAAGTATAAACGAAAATAAAGAAGTCATTGTCTCAAAATATGACAATGAATTATATAAAAATATAAGAACAATAGTAGATTTAATAAATATAGATTTAAATGAAGAAGATGTGCAAAAAATAATAGAATATATAAATATATGTATTGGTTTTAATACTCATAATACAGAAAAGAATAAAAATGTATTTTATATTTACTCTTTATTGAGTGTATTTTATATATATATACAAAGTTATAAAGATATAGAAGATATAGAAAGTTTTTATTATAATTGTAAGCCAGATTTTAGCGGGTTTCCTTTAAACGGTATGGAATTGGAAGAAAATGACGGAGGTATAAATTATATAATCTGTATTTTTAAAAACATAAGAAAAAACACAAATACTTATCCTTGGGATAGTGTAACTACAAAAAATATAAAAATTAATTTACATAAATTTATTAAAACATATACATTTAAAGTAACAGAATTATATAATACATTAAAACAAAAAATTAAAGATAATAGAGAAAATAATAAAAAAATTAAGAAACTCAATAGTAGTCAATGGGAATTATTTTTACCAAGATTACAACCTATAAATGTTAATGAAAAAACTAATTATAAAAAAACATTTCATATTCAACAAAATGTAAATAATTTTATGATTAAACAGAAAAATTTAAAAAAAACAAAGGATTTTATCCAATATGTTAGTTTAGATTTAAATAGTTATTATTTAAATAATACAGATTACATTTTAAAACCAAAGTTTAATATAAAAAAAACATTATATTTTAAAGGCGATAGTAAAACAAATTTATATAAGATTAAACATCAATATACAAAAAATATAATATACAAAAAATTATTTTCTTTATTGTCAAATAAAGTAGAAACAAGTTACGAAAAATATAAAGCACCAAATTATTTAGAATTAAATAAAGAAGAACAATTAAATTCATTAATGCAACATTCAATAGAAGAAACTGAATATTTAAATATTATAAAAGAAGATTGTAAGATTTTTAAATTAGATATAAAAGAAGAAGATAAAACAAATAATGATGAATTATTATCAAAATTATTAGGATTAAAAATAAAAATAGTAGATGGTGAAATAGATATAACTGATATTTCATTGTTTGATAAAATGTATAAAAATATAAAAAAAAAACTAGACACCAAACTATTTATAAATATAGAAAATATTCAAAGTTCTGATTATGACTATTATTCAGATATAATGATAAATAGAATAATAGATATATTAACATTATATATAAAAAAAGTAAATAATGTAAAAAAATATAGCAGTAATAAACAATTATGTAATATTTGGGATTTATCAATTCAACATAAATCTAATATAAGAGAATTATTGATTTCTTCAAATATATACGAAAGTATTATAGATATCGATATTGATATATCAAATATTTCAGAAATAAAGGATTTAATAGAGACATATAAAATATTAAAATCAATAAATATAAATAATAAACACTTTAGATTAAAGGCATCTATTTATTTGTTAAATGAAATTATAGATAAATTTATAAATAATAGACAATTAAAACAAATTTTTATAGATAAATATAAATTATTTAATAAAATAATTAATAACAGTTATAATATTGTAAACATAAATAAAGATTACGAAAAAGAAGTAGAAAAGGAATTAATAACAGATAAATTTAAAAAAATGTCTATCGAGCAAAGAAAATTAGAGACAGAATTAAAACATCATAAAATGAAAAATTGGAGCAAAGGATTAAGTGATAATATGTTCAAATATTCAAAAGAAGGATATGATAAAGAAATTAATGAAAATAATGAATTATTAAATTTATTATCTAATTATGACGATAATTATGACGAACCCGAAAATATAGAAGAAAACGATTTAGAGGATTATATTGAACGCGAAAATGAAGATTAACGTTAATATATTATAAATTATAATAATATATAATATATGTTAAATAAAAAATTATTTACAATTGTTATAGTAGTATATCTTATATTATACATACTCATAAACACTATAAAACCTGAATTTATATACAATAGTAGTGAAGAATGTTTAAGAAAATTTGGAGTAGGATATAACAATACAACGTTATTACCTTTATGGTTAGTATCTATAATATTAGCAATAATTTCGTATTTTACAGTATTACATATATACTATTTAAAATATAATAACTTATTCATACAAATATGATTAATCATACACAGGACCACATCCTTGCGACAAAACTAAATTAACAGAAAATAATGAAGTTATATAACAAATGAAAAATAATAATATAAAATAACCAACTAAATCTTTTTTAATTAATATTTTTTTTATATTTTGTTCTTGATCTTCATTAATAACGATGTCATATTTTCCAAATATACCTTTTAATCCATCGTTGTCATAATTTAATTCTTGTGCTAGTAGTATAGGGTTTGCGTAAAATTTTATTAATAACATACTTTTTTGATCGTGTATTGATTTAAAAATATTTAACATTTCTGAAGTATAAAGTAATTTCCCATATGTATTTGAAAATATTTTATACCATTTTAATTCTAATGCTCTTTCAGAAAATATAAAAACAAAAAGGAAGAATAAAGGTAAACACGTATTAAAAATAAATGATACGACATCTATAGAACAATTGTTTTTGTTAGAAAATAAATTAATATACAATAAATTTTGACCAAAAATAATAATAATTGAAATAATAAATATAACAGACGATATTTGTTTTAAGTATACATTAAGTCCTTCATCAAAATTATTATAAGTTATAAAGACAAATGGGATTATAATATATAATATAAAAAATGTTAAAAATATATATAGTGATATTAACATTATAATATAATATTATATTAATTTTCTTATAAATAATATAATGATTAATATTCCTATATTAGTTGAAAAAAATATAAAAAATATATTATCAATTCATTTAAATAAATTAAGTATTGAGGAAGAACAAAAAAAAACATTATTTTTAAATATAGCTATTCTATTTGTTTTGTTTTTTATAGTTACATTTACATTATATATAAAGTATAAAGGAAAACAAGATTCAAAAACAATTAAAGAAAATGAACAAAAAAAGAAAGAATATATATTGTCCAGATTAAGGAAATATCAGAACATGATAGAACAACCTTTAACAAATATTCCTTTATTATAATATTTATTTATATTAAATGGGTTTAGAAATTTATTCTTTATCTGAATTATATAAATTAAGAATTATATATAAATTAGATTATAAATTAGATTACAATGAAGATTATAAAGAAGTTTTAAAAGAGGATAATAAGGAATTTATTATCACAAATGAAGATGATAGTAAAGAAATAGAAATAAAAAATAACTTGAACGAAATATACAATGAATCTAAAAATATACAATATGAAATAGATATAATAAATAAAGAGATTACAAAAAGAGAGTCTGTAAAAAGAATGAAAATTGAAAACAAGATAAATAAAAAAATAGGAGAAACTAGCAATTTAAAAGAATATATTTCTAATATAAAAACTATACCAAAAAGTGTAGAAGGATATAAAGAATATAAAATTCTATATGATGAAAGATATGAATATTTAAAAGATATTAATAATTGGGATGATATAAATTTATATAATTTAAATTATGATATAATAACTAAGAAGTATAAGAAAATAAAGCATTAATATATATATGATATTTCAATATTTAAACATTAAATATTTTATAATAAGTTTATGTATAGGAATATTTTACATTTATATTTTAGAAAATAAGCAAATAATATATATTTACCCAAATCCTGATAATATAGATAAATACCAATATAAAGATAAAACTGATAATTGTTTTAAATATGAATTAGAAGAAACGACTTGTGATAGTAGTTATAAATATTTATCTTCGCAAAGATGATTAAAATAATATAATATATAAATGTTGAATTATAAAAAATTTATAAAATCAAAGTTAGGAATGGATATATTATCTATTATTTTAGGATTAGGTTTAGCAGGAGTATTTAAATTTAGTTGTGACAATCGTAATTGTATAGTTCATAGAGTTGGTGATTTAAAGAAATACGAAGATAAACTAAAATATAATGACAAATGTTATAATGTTTTCGAAAAAATGGAAACTTGTAATAAAAAAAAAAATATAATAGAAATATAATTTTTTATGTATAAATATAAAAAAGGAAATATATATTTATACATATGGAGACACATACAACTAATATTAATGAATTGCCAGTAGATTACGAACAATCTACAAACGAATTACCTGAACAACAATTGAAAAGTTCTTTGAAACACGTAATAGACCCTGAAATAAAGCAATTAAAAAAGGAAAATGTAACCTTTAACGAAAATATAGAAATTAAAACAATTAAAAACAATAAAACAAAAGATACAGATAAAATGATTATTTTAGCAACTTTATTATTTATAATGTTTAATGAACCATTTATAAAAAATTATATAATGAATATATTGGTAGTTATTATTGGCTCTTATATACGTAATTCAAATGGAACTACAAACAAATATGGTGTTATAATTTATGGATTATTTTATGGAATATTACTTTATACTATAACCTTTTTTATTGACATACCTTCATTGGAATTTTGAAAAAATAATCCAAGTTTTTTTATATTATCATCATTATTATAATCATTTATATATCTTATTTCTTTAATACCCGCCATATATAAATGTTTTACACAATTTAAACATGGATAATGTGTAATATATGCTATCGAACCTTTACAACTTATACCATATTTAGCACAATAAATTAATGAATTTTCTTCTGCGTGTATAGTTCCTAATTCATGTCCGTTTACAATAATGGAATTATGAGGCATACCTGATATAAATCCATTATATGACTGTGAAATAATTCTATTATCTTTAACAAATATACATCCTACTTTTAATCTTTTACATGTAGATCTAGACGCAGAAATCTCTGTAATAGATTTATAATATTCTTCCCAACTAGGTCTTTCCATTAATTAGTATAATAATTAATATTTAAATTAATAATTAGTATAGATTCTTAAATTTACTAATAAATTTTTAAAATTATTTAATTCAGTATCCCAAATCATAGTTGAAAACCATTTTTTTATATAATATACATTATTTTTATTATTTATATTAATATTGCTAATCAAATCATCGACAAGAATTGTTTTATTAATGTCTATACTATAATAAGATAGTAAAGTATTTACATTCTTTACTAACTCATAACCATTAGTATGTGAATTTATTTTTATATCAGATAAAATATCTGTATAACTATTTAGTTCAGGTATTTTAGATAAAACAAATAATGGATTAATATCAACAAGATAATTTTTTTTTAAAAAATCATAAATTAAATTTACATATTTTACTTCACCAAGCGACCAAAACGCAATATCGTAATTATTTTCTTTTAAATAATTTATTAATTCAGTAAAATTAGGTCTAACATAAATATATAAAATGTTATTATTATAATTTGAATGAATTATAGTATGATCTAAATCAAATATAATCAAAGTATTCATTATAATTAACTTATAAAACTGTTTTTATAATGTTTTAATATTTTTTTTAGTTTTTGGATAATATTTGAAGAATAATTCAAGATATTTTTTATGTGTTTTATTATTTTTATATTTTTTATATACTTGATTCCTGTTATTTTTTATATCTGAAACTGTTTCTTGGTGACCTATACACGGTATATAGAAACGTTTTAATATATTATTTTTGTTGTTAGAATGTATATTTTCTAGTAAATAACAATAAGATTTAATATTTGTAATATCTATATTTTTAATATTAGAATATTCTAAACTGTAGTAATTACTTATTATAGTATCAATAGTCGCAATGTTATATATATTATTATTTTTTCTTATTATATTAAATGATTGACAAGAAGTAGTTATAAAAACATAAATAAACGAAAACCCATTTATAATTATTTCATAAATATCATTAGAAAATTTACCTGTGTTTTTATGTAAAATAATATCATATTTAATATCTTTTAATAATTCTGTTATATCTTCTATAGTTTCTGATAATATAAACATTTGTTTAATTTTACATTTATTTATTATATTTTTAATATGAGATGGAAAGTATTTTAAATAAAATGATAATCCAAAATCTCCAAATAATACAACTTTATTATTAATACAAATATTTTTTAATTTATTATATATTGATTTATTTATTTTATTATTAGGTATTTTATATAATTGTAAACTGATTAATATATCTTCTTTAAGATATTCTTGTAATATTGTTAATCTATTGTAAATTTTTTCCCAACGACTTATATCACCAAGTGGTCTTGAAAGTTCTTGATATAAACTCATTTTTAAAAAATCAGTAGATACAAATAACATTTTGTTTATTTCTAATGATTTTGATTTTAATTTTTCATATATATATTCTTCAACAAGAGTTATATCTGCAACTGGAACAAAATTTACAAATACTTTATATGTTCCTTTAAAAAGTGCAGATTTTGATTCAATATTTTCAAACCCATTTTCTGCATATATCCGAGCTAATTTTTTTGCGTGAATTAAAGGTGTCGGACTAAAAAAATCATAATCTGGTATATCTAAACTATAATCATATATTTTTTTACTTTCTGGTAATATTGAATTAATAGCTGTTCCCCCATAACAAATTAATTTATTATCTATAATAAATTTTTCTACAATATTTATTGCTTTAGAATCTAACAAACTTTTTTTTAATTTTTTATGTATAATATCATTTTTTTCAATAGCAGATATAATTTTAGATTTATAAGACATATATATATTAATAAATATAATTATAAATCATCTTTTAAGAATGATTGTCCTTTAAATTTTTTATTATATTTTTTTAAATTATTATCATTAGTTTGAAAATTCATAAATATAAATCTATAATGATTTTCCATAGCTTTGGACGTATCGTAATTTATAGCTTTAGAATTATTTTTTGGGAATACCGCAGAAAGTGAATTATCGAATTCCACTATTTGTATATTATTACTTGTTGATGAGAAATAATTAGAAGTTCCGAATTTTATACAAATTATATCATCTAATTCAGAATTTTCAATATCTTTAATATTTTCAACACTTCCTCCGGTATCAATCATTATAATTACTTTATTTCTTAATTCATTTATTGTTTTATTGGTAAAATCATATTTTTTAACAACATCATGATTATTTATATATATTTTATCATTAAAAATATCTTTCAAATATTTATTCATTTTATTAATTACATTAATATCATTTGTAAATATTCTAAAATTCAAAAATAATGGATAATCGTTATTTACTTCATCGTAACCAGCTATAAATTTATTTTTAATATAAACCATTGTTTCTGTAAAAGATAAATGATTAAATAATTCTTTATATTCAAAACTAAGACTTGTAGAACTCGAAATTATAGGTTCATTTTCTAATGAGAATATTTGAAAATCTAAACATCTTACTCCATTATTATAACAATTATCTAATGCACATATATTTACATAATCGTATTTAGAATCACCTATACAACAACAATTAAATGCTGATTTTATAAATATATTTTTTAGACTTTCATTTTCTTCTTCTGTTGATAGGTTAATATTTTTAGTTAAGTTATCAAATTTATAACATCTATCAATACTTCTAAAATTATAAAATATAATAATACATATTATTATTATAGAGGCGCTAATTATTATCATACTAATAGGAATATCCATATTATTATAATATAATATAATAATAAATTATATACAATAAATTATATATACAATAAATTATATACAATAAATTATATATACAATAAATAATATAATAATAAATAATATAATAATAAATAATATAATAATAAATAATATAATAATAAATAATAATAAATAATATAATAATAAATAATAATATAATATATTATGACTGGAGGATTATTAAATATTATAGCTTATGGTAATCAAAATATAATATTAAACGGTAATCCTAACAAAACTTTTTTTAAATCTGTATATTCTAAATATACAAATTTTGGATTACAGAAATATAGAATTGATTATAAAGGATATCAAAATTTACAAACTTCACAAACATCTACATTTACATTCAAAATACCAAGATACGCAGAATTGCTTATGGATACATTTTTGGTTATAACTATACCTGATATATGGAGTGGTTTTTATGATAATGACTATAATACACCTTATAAATTCAATTGGGTAAAATATTTAGGAACCACAATGATAGAAAGTGTTGTTCTAAGTTCAAGTGGTTCTATTTTACAACAATTTACAGGAGATTATATAAAAAACTCTTTAGAAAGAAATTTAAGTCAATCTAAAAAAGAACATTTTTATAAAATGATAGGTCATGAAAAATCAATATATTCTCCACAAGAGTATTATGGGAATAATGGTTATTATCCAAATGTTATTAATAATAATTCACAACCTTCTATAAGAGGGCGTAAATTATATATTCCATTACCATTTTGGTTTTCTAATTCTAGTAAATCTGCTTTTCCTTTAACGTGTCTTCAATATGACGAGTTAGAAATAAAAATCACATTAAAACCAATTAAAAACTTATTCACTATATTAAAATATAATTCTGTTGATTATTCAAGAATTAGTCCAAATTTTATAAATACAAATCAACAGATATTTAATTTCATACAACAACAAACAGATAATATGGATCAAACTTTAGTAGATTGGAAAACAGATATTCATTTAATTTCTACATATGCATTTTTATCAGAAGAAGAAATAAAGGTATTTACAAAAAACGAACAATTATATTTAATTAAAGAAGTATATCAAGAGAATTATCTTAATATAATAGGAAATAAAAGAATAAAAATAAATACAAACCACTTGGTTTCAAATTGGTTTTGGTTTTTAAGAAGAAGTGATGTTGGTGAAAGAAACGAATGGAATAATTACAGCAATTGGGAATACGAAGATATACCCAATGTTTTACCTATTTCCAATAATATGAATAATGAAATAGTTGTAGGATTACCTCAACTTTCTAATGTAAATAATTTAAGAAGTATTTTACAAAAAGTATCTATTAATATAGATGGAAAATATAGAGAAAGTGAATTTGACGCAGAAGTATATAATTACATAGAAAAATATAACAGATGTAATGGTGTATCAGACGATGGTTTATATAGTTACAGTTTTTCAATTAATACAGACCCTTTTGAATTACAACCTAGTGGTGCAATGAATCTAAATAGATTTAAGGATATTTTTATAGATATATTAACAATTACACCAGAAAAGAATCCTGACGCTAATGTAATAAGTCAATGTGACTCTGAAGGTAATATAATAGGTGTCATAGATGTTGACCCAAATAAATTATTTAAATATTCATATGATTTTATTTTATTTGAAGAGAGATTTAATATTGTAAAAATAATGTCTGGGACGGTTGGATTAATATATTCAAGATAATTATATTGTATTATATCAAATGGGAGATGAAAATATTATTGCTAATGTTATTATGGATTTTTTTGTTATTGTTATTATATTTATATATAGTTTTATAATAAAATTAGATTCTGGAAATAATAGCTCTTCTGGAAAAAATAACTCTTCTGGAAATAATAACTCTTCTGGAAAAAATAACTCTTCTGGAAATAATAGCTCTAGTAATTTAAGTATTTTTGAAAAAGAATATACAGATATATTAAAAAATATTATAAAGTTGTTTAAAACTGAAGCTAATATTTTTTCGCCTTTTTTATTTTCTTATTTAACATTTTTTTTTTATATTTCAACCATCTCTAAAAAATATAATATATACGAATATCTTTTTATTTGTTTATTTATTATTCTTATACCTATTCTACTCGTAGGTCTTATTCTATTTATTACAGGATTTTTTAGTTATATAAATAGTGCTGTTTTAGATGAAGTATCAAATAATATTTATATATATATTCATTGTATTGTATTATTTTTAACAATATATAGTTTATCTTATCCTATAAATAATCTATTAAATAATAATAATAAATTTACTAAAGATTTATTAATAATTATGATTATATTATTATTCGTTTCTTGTTTTTCTATTTTTATTATATTTATGCATGAAAATATTAATATTTTATCTATGTTTCATAGAAATAATGAAATATTTCAAAAAAAAAAAATTTTTGGTATAGAAATGCCAATATATCTTATTCTGTATTTATTAATTATAATTGGTTTATATACAGCCAGTATTTTAGTGCCAAGAGAAATAATTATTTACGCTACGACATTAATGACATTAGTTTCTTTTCTTATTTATATATTTCAAAAAAGTAACGCTTAAATAGAAATATTATATATGAATAATGGTAAAAAAAACATATAAAACAAGAGTTAGTTTATGTACTCCAACATTTAATAGAAGACCTTTTATAAAATTTATGATTGATAATATATCAAAACAGAAATATCCAAAAGATTTAATAGAGTGGATTATTATTGACGATGGAACGGACCCTATAGGAGATTTAGTTAAAGATATACCATATGTTAAATACTTTTATATAAATGAACGAATGAATCTTGGTGTTAAAAGAAATTTAATGCATGAAAAATGTGAATATAAAAATGATGATGATATAATTATATATATAGACGATGATGATTATTATCCACCAGAAAGAATAAGTCATTCTGTTACAACTCTTAACAATTCGACGGCACTTTGTGCCGGTTCAAGTGAATTATTTTTATGGTTTAACGAATTAAATAAAATGTATAAATTTGGACCATATGGTAAAAATCACGCTACTGCGGGAACATTTGCTTTTAAAAGAAAACTACTTAAAATAACAAAATACGAAGATAACGCATTACTTGCCGAAGAAAAATATTTTTTGAAAGATTATACGATACCTTTCGTTCAATTAGACCCGTTAAAAACGATATTAGTAATAGCTCATAGTCAAAATACATTTGATAAAAAAAAATTAATAAATTTATCTTCGTATTGTAGTGAATCAAACTTAACTATAAATAATTTTATAAAAGAAGAAAATGTATTAAAATTTTATAGTAATTTAGACACTATTCTAAACAATTATAGCTATGGTGATATATCTAATAAACCAGATGTAATAAACGAAATAAAAAGAAGAGACGAAGAAAGAAAAAATTCAAATAGAGAAATGATTATAACAGACCAAAATGGAAATAAAAGAACTTTAAATATGAATGAAGTAATTAATTTATATGAATATAAATGTAAAGAAATAGAAATATTAAAAAAAGAAATTAAATCATTAAATGAAGATAATTATATTTTAAATGAAAAAAATAAGTATGATAAATCTTCGAAAATAATAAAAGACCTTGCACAACTAATTAAAGAAGAAATTGGTATAAATAAGATAGAATTTTAAATATTATATATTTTATACAATCTTACCAAATCTTTTTGTGATAATTTATTTAGATATAAATCTTTTTGTGATAATTTTATTGGTAAATTATGTAATTCTTTTTCATTTGTTTCTTGTATTGATTTTATGTATAAATTGTTATTAATACATAAATTATATAATTCTTTATTAGTTAAATATAATTTATTACAAATATTATTTATAAAATTATTATTATTATATTCATTACTGTATTTAGTTAATATTTTTGTAAAACGTATATCATTTTTTTCTATGGTTATATTTTCTTTATTATATAATAATATATTAATTATAAATTTTATATAAAATGTAATATCATTATATAACCATATTTGTTTTTGAAAACTAATACGATCATAATAGTCACCATTACAGAAATTAATTAGAAAATTATAATAAAAATTAATATTATTTTTTGTTAAGTTATTAATTATATTTTCGTGTAATAGTAAGCTTTGTATCGATTTGTCAAACTCAAAAGTATTTACTTTATTATTTTTATTCAAAATATTTTCAATATTAATATATATATTTTTATTATATATATTATTACCTAGTGATATAATATTAGATAATCTCATTAATTCTTTTATTTTTTTATCAGAATAATTTATACCAGAAAAAATTAATTTATACTTAAGTTTTTTTTTATATTTATTAATATTTTTCAACATCTTTATTAATTCGTTAATTATTTTTTTTTCTTGAATATTTAAAACATCTATATCGTCAATTATTATTATTATTTCTCTTTTTATATTATTAAAAACGTCTATAATATCAAGTTTTGTTATTTCATCTAAATAGCTAATATTAATAATTTTTTTAAGTGTTATTTTTTTTATATTCATATTAATATTTTTAAAATACGAATCAATTAAATATGTTTTTCCTGAACCTGAATTTCCTGTAATATATATTGGCTTACTATCTTTTATAAATAAATCTATTTGTTCATACATTTATTTATAATATATAATATTGTATTTAATAATTATTTACAGATATCTAAATTATTAGTTATTCCATCCCAATTTAATAAACATTCTTTCGCCCATTCTTTTTTTGTACATATTAATTCATTGTCTTGTGTATTTTCTTTTATGAAGTTTGTGCTATAACATTTATTATCATCAGTATAAAATAAATTCATTTTATCTATACATTCGCCAGTATTTTTATCAAAACTATAAAAATCAGGGCATTCAGATTTATAAGGAGGGAAATTATAATGTTTTTTGTAATTTTTTAAATTATAATATATAACTATTAAAGATATTGATAAAATTATTATAAATGAAGATAAAATAATATAAACTTCATACATTTAATATATACATATATAAATAATGAATGGAAGAGTAAACATTCAAGAAGGTGGATCCCCTATGTTTTTATATGAAGCTGTAAAGGTTGACGATAAATCTAATTATTATAATGCCACAAAATATATGTTTCAACCAAATGAACTTACTAAAAGATATTTTAGTAATAAAAATATTGAATTAGTACACCAGAATATAAAAAAAAAAGTATATTTTATTACTAATAATAAATATATTATAGATAATCAAGATATAGTAACTTTAAAAACAATAATGAGAAGTATATTTTTACAATATTCATCAATGAATACTAAGGATATTGATAATGATATAAATAATATAAATAATATGGTTATTGACTATTGTTCAAAAAATATAGTAAGCGAAATTACAACTTATTTTAAATATAAACAGGATATATCTACTATAGCAACTCCTCTTGAAAATCCTATATATTTGCAAAATGATAATACATTAGAATTTAAAAGATTTATCTAATTCTTTAGATAGAATATTTAATTCTTTTTTCCATATTTCATCATTTTTTATATTTTTGATATATTCAAGTTCTTTCTTTTTAGAATTATATGTTTCTTTTAATGAAATAACATTATCCTCACAAACACTATCCATAGTCATTTTAATTAAATAATTATATGAATCATTATATTTTTTATATTTTTTGTCAAGTAAAATTGCATTCACATCTAATAATGATTTTTTTTTTAAAACTATTGTGTCATTTAACAACTCTTCGATATATGTGTATTTATTTTTTAATAATTCGGTATCTTCTTGTATTTTATTCATTAAATAATGTCTTCTAATTTCATAATATTTTAGACGAATTGTAATAAATTCATCACATATTTCCTGTATAGAGTTATAATTTTTTAATTTATCAACGTCGTCAAATAAATTCATATTTGTTGTAGACAATGATGTAGAAAGTTTTAAAATATCAATTATATCTTCTTCATTAAATTTATCTTTCATAAATACTTCTATATAAACTTCTTTATCAGTCGATAAATCTTTATAATCTTTAATTTTAGTATTTAATGACTTTTCTAAAAATATAATGTATTCTTCATTCCAAGTTCCGATTGGTAATTCGGTAATAATAATTTTATCTTTTATAATCTTGTATTTTCCTATAGTTTTGTATTTTTTTTCGTCAGTTTTTGTGATAATTCCTTTGAAATTATTATAATAAGGAATAAATTCAATATCTAACTTATTGTTATTTAATTTAGATATAATATAGTTTATGATATCTTTTGGATTGAAACAAGGTATATCAGTGCTAAATCCTGTTCCTATACCTTTACAACCATTTACAAGGATCATCGGAATAATAGGTATGTAAAATTTTGGTTCAACAGACAAACCATCGTCATTTAAATATGACAATATACTATCGTCTTCTTTATTAAATATAATTCTTGTTATAGAATTTAAATTTGTGTAAATATACCTCTCTGATGCATGGTCTTTACCGCCCTGTAATCTTGTTCCAAATTGTCCATTTGGGGTTAATAGATTAATATTATTAGAACCAATATATGTTTGAGCCATATTGATAATAGCGCCATTTAAACTACTTTCGCCATGATGATAACCAGAGTTTTCAGAAACATAACCACTAAATTGTGCTACTTTGATTTCATTCACAATATTTTTTTTGAAAGCACTAAATATAATTTTTCTCTGACTAATTTTAAAACCATCCATAATATTAGGAATAGACCTATCACAGTCATATTTAGAAAAATGTATCATTTCTTTGTGAATAAAATCTCCAATACTTACATTTTCATTTAGCATATTCAATGTATTGTTTCTTTCATATTTTGATAACCATTCTTTTCGTAAATTAGATTTTTTTTTGTTGAATATTAAATCCATATTATCTTTATCTTCAACATCTAAATATAAATTCATAATTTTTTTATCTTCAAAGTATTCTTTAAATTCTTTTCCTGTGCTTGTTCCTAACCCCTTGTAATACTTACTATTCCATCCCTTTCCATCATTATTATCCTTTTTCCATATTTCATAATCATTTTCATTATAAAAGCATATTGTTTTTTTACCTTTTGTTGTTTTTAAGATAGGTGTATTCATAAATCCTAAAAATCCTTCAATTTTTAATAATGAAGGCCATAAACAGTCAAACAAATTAATACATAACCCTTTAATATGACTACCGTCTAAATCTTGATCTGTCATAAATAAAACTTTATTATATCTTAAATCATTTGTATTTTCGTATATTTTATCACTTTCTAGACCAAGAATTTTTTTAATTTCAATAATTTCTTTATTATCATTGATTTTTTTTAGATTTTCACCTCTAACATTTAAAACTTTACCTTTCATAGGATAAACTCCAATATAATTTCTATCACTTGCCAATAGACCTGATAAAATACCTGATTTTGCTGAATCACCCTCACATAATATTAAAGTACATTTGCCAGAATCTTTAGTTCCTGCATAATTTGCGTCAACTAATTTAGGAATACCTCTAATTGTTCTATTTTTATTTCCATCCGTTTTTTTTGAATTATTTTTATCTTTAACATTACTTAATTCACAAGAATTATTCATTAGTCCCATTTTAGCTAATTTATCTATGAATTTATCACTAACAACACACGTTGACCCAAACTTACTACTTGGTGTATTTAAATAATCCTTTGTCTGACTATCAAATGAAGGATTTACAATAGTACAATTCAGAAATATAGATATTTGTTCTTTAATAATAGATGGTTTAATTTCAAATTTTTTTTTCTTAAAAATATAACTTGTAATTTTCTTAATAATTTGTTGAACTATATAATCTACGTGTTTTCCTCCTTTGCTAGTAAATATTCCATTTACAAATGAGACTTGTTTGAATTCGTCAGATAAACATACACTATAATTCCAACGTTCATTAGGGTTTTCTGTAACCTTTGTAGAATCCGTATATAAATTAATGTATTTATTAAAATCTTTAATTTCTAATGCCTCATTATTTAGTTTGACTTTTACACTTTTATCAGTGATACCTGCTATATCATATACTCTTCTTTGAAATAATGATATCATAGAAGAAGATAAATTTTTTAATCCTAAACGTTTATAATCAGGTTTAAATTGAACTGATGTATAAGGCTTACAAGTTGTTTTTGTAATTACAGGTGTATGTATAATATCTAAATTATTTTCAAACTCTTGAATATATTTTAGTCTTCTTGTTTTATCAACTGTTTCTATTTTACCATATGTAGACCATATTAAAACTAATTTAAATCCAAAACCATTTTTTCCACCAGTTGTTTTTTCTTCATCTTTATTATAATTTGTAGAAGTTCTTAATTGTGCAAATATCATTTCAGGAATCCATACATTATATACAGGATGTTTTACAATATCTATACCATCTCCGTTATTAGTCATAGTAATAATATCATTTTTAATCTCAATATCAATTAAATTAACTAAATTAATGTCAGGGTTTGTCTCTTTTTTTTTTGCCATTCTTACAACATGGTCTCTACAATTTACAATACCTTCATCGAATAATTTATATAATCCAGGATTATAATTAATATCTTTTAAAATAATATTATCTTTATCAAATACATACATTGGATTTGATACATTTTCTACAGATCCAATGTATGTGTCAGGATTATCCAAAATATGTTCTTTGTCTGTTTTCTTTTGATATTCTTTTTCAATTCCAGACATGATATAAAATATATTTGTATTTATCTTTATATCAATTTTACTAGTGTCTCGTAATATATTATATATTATTTATATAATGTCTTGTATAAATAAAAAGAGTATTAACAACAATATAGATAGTCTTTGTATTATCTCAACTGGGTCAAATAATAAATCTAAAAAAATGCTACAAGCAGAAATGTTAAGAAATAGAAAAAGTATATCATATAAAAATTCAAATACAAAAAATATTATTTATACTATAATTTATGGTTCATATGATGATAATGTTTATTTATCAGAAAATGTTGGTTCAACAACATATAGAATATATTGGGAACAGGTATATAATTCGCGTATATTGAATAGCGTAAAGAATAAATTAGATAATTATTATAAATTAGCATATCCTCCAGATCCTTTATTATATCATACACCCTTTATATATATAAATTTTAATAATGATTTTTACAAAAATAGTAATTATAATATATTAGTATATTCTACTATAACGTATAGTGAAAGTTTATATGATTATTCTTATAATGTATTTTTTAAAGAAAAAACTAAATTATCTACAATAAAAATAAAAAATGATGTAATAGAATTTTTTCAACCTATTGATAATAACACACAAAACATTTCGTTTATTAACGATAAGAATGTAAATTTAGTTTTAAGTATAAATAATTGTATAGATTTATCCTATTCATATTTAGGAAATGTTATTTATTCTAAACAATTTTCAATAAATGGTAATTTATATTATGGTGGTTTTATTAACCATAATAATATAATAACAATTTGGGATAATTTTTTTGAGGATAAATTAGGAAATCATTTTAATAAAACAATTTATGGTGATATATTAATATATTTAGATAAAAATGTTATTGATTATAATAGTGAAAATCTTAATATAAATCTAACAACAACAACAAACGACGAGTTACGTATTATAGGTAAAATATCACCTTCCAATAATCTATTAATAATAAATAGTGGGTTTTTATCTATTAATTTCCCTAGATATAAACAAATAACTGTCAATATAGGAAATAAAATTGATATATCTTGTAGTGAAATTGGTTTTTTGGGTCAATATGATAATTTTGATTTAAATAATCCTAAAAGGAAATTTTACATAAATACACAATACCAAAATAGTAATATTACAACAGACAAATGGATAGAATATTTATCATAAGTTATGGTGATTTATTTTATCAAAATTATAATATTAATTAAATATATAATGGTTGATTTTAAAAAAACGTTTGGTTCTAGAAGAGAGGTTTACAATGGAACAGCAGAAAAAACTACTGGTGGGCTATTTAAAAAAGATTTGTTTAAAAATAAAAATGGTAGAATTGTATCAAAAAAAAAACATTTTACAGCAAAAAAAGAAAAACGTTTAGAGAAATTTGGGTTCTTTACCGAAAAAGGTAAGTTTGGACACATAAGTAAAGAAGATAAAATAAAGAAAAAGAAAAAAACTAGAAAAATGTAATATTATCCACTAGACCTCAATCTTTTTTTAGCTTGTTTTATTTCTCTTTTATTGTTCAATGTATAAAAATTTGTTATTTTTGGTTTTCCAATTGCTATACTTTTTTTTTTTAATAAATAACCCGAATTATCCACAAATATTTCATTTTTTAATGATTTTGAATCATATATTGGTTTAGAATAAGTTTTATTATATATTTTTTTCATAAATGAATAATAACTTCTATCTTCGCTTGTTTTATCTTTATTATAAGACATATAATATATAATTATATTTCTTTATAATATTGTGTTGGTTGACTAATACACATTGGTTCAGAATTTTCAAAATACATTAAAAAGTAAATAAATGATGCTACATCTACCATATTATAATAATCATATCCCTTTTTGAATACAATTTTATTTCCTATTTTTCTATAATACTCGTACGTATCTTTAATATCCATTTTATTATTAATATCATAATTACCAATAACTTCACCAGTATATACTATACCTATCGTATTGTTCAAGTTTGAACAGATGGATTTAAAATTTGAAATAAGTTCTTTGTTAGTTCTATATATTAATTTTTTATACCCTTTTTCTTTACATATATTGACTATATTATATATTCCTTTTATACTATCAGGTTCCTTCCATATATTATATATTATTATTGTATCTTTGTTTATTAATTCTTTAACTTTATTATAATTATTTATATCCATATACGTAAACGTGAAAGTATCTAAATATCTATAGTTTTCAGACGATTGTCTAGAAGAAAATTCAGATGATAAATTATCTATACTATTTATTATTATTGTATCTTTTTCTTGAAGTAATTTATCAATTATTTCACGACCTAACCAATTACTACACCCTATCAACAACAAATTACTCATTTATAATAAGATATATAACTTTACGTTTTAATATGTAATAATATTTATTAATATTAATAATTTTTCGTCTTTACATTATTACGCGTCTTTACATTATTACGCTTTACATTATTACGCTTTACCTTATTACGCGTCTTTACATTATTACGCTTTACCTTATTACGCGTCTTTACATTATTACGCTTTACCTTATTACGCGTCTTTACATTATTACGCTTTACCTTATTACGTTTCTTATTTCCTCCACATAATGAATCATTTAATGACATATTATTATATTCATGATCTATATTACCTATATTACTGTAAATTTTTATAAAATTATCTTCCATCATGTACTATTTAAATATTATTTTAATTTAAAAATAATCTAGGCTATTATATTATATGAATTATGAACAAAAATTAAAATTAAAAGAAATGATTAATACTAACAATACTATTGATAATACTGAAAAAATAAGAGAATTAAAACATAGTAAAAAAATAAGAGATGATATAAATAAATTAAATGATATTATGAAATCTAATGATGATAAAACCGAAATTGACAGAAAAGCACAGAAGGAATGTTTCTTTTTGTTTTTAAATTATACAATTATTTATAATAAATTAATAAAAAATGAATTAGATTTAAAAATAATGTATGAATTTTTAGATATTCTAGAGTCTATAGAAAATTGTAAAGATGATCAACATGAAGCTTCTTATAAAGTGGGTATGCTATTAAAGTCTATATTTATAGATAATAAAATAGATACTGAAACATATGAAAATAAAAATAAAAAACCATCACATAATATTAGTTGGTTTGAATATTCAAGAGATTATATGGATGGTAACACCTGAAAATATATTATCTAATAAATTGAATTAAAATAGAATATATATATTATTTAATGAAAACATTAGTAATAGTAGAATCTCCATCTAAATGTAAATTAATAGAAAAATATTTAGGCGAAGAATATAAAGTAATAGGAAGTTATGGACATATAACAACATTGAAAACTCTCGAACAAATAGATTTTAATACATATAATATAAAATATAAAAATGAAAAATTATCCGTTATAAAAAATATAAAAAATGAAATAAAAAATAGTAAAAATGTAATATTAGCAACAGATGATGACCGTGAGGGAGAGGCTATCGCTTGGCATATATGTAATGTATGTAATCTTGATGTAAATACAACAATAAGAATTAAATTTAATGAAATAACTAAAAAAGCGTTATTAAATTCACTTGAAAATAAAGGAGTTATAAATATGAATAGAGTAAATAGTCAAAAATGTAGACAATTATTGGATTTATATATAGGTTTTAAGATATCTCCTAAATTGTGGAAATATATTGCTAATAAATTAAGTGCCGGAAGATGTCAAATACCAGCACTTAATATAATATATGAAAATGAATTGTCTATAGAAAATACAAGTAAAGAAACAAATTATAAGGTATATGGTATATTTACAAACAATAATATCAAATTTATCTTGACAAATAGTATAGAAAAAGAAGAAATACAAGATTTTTTAGAAAAATCTAAACATTTCAATTATAAATTAATTAATATAACAAAAAAAGAGGTTACAGAAAATAGACCATCTATATTAACAACAATTTCTTTACAACAATTAGCAAGTAATAGTCTTTCGTTGTCTCCAATTCAAACAATGTCTTATGCTCAAGTATTATATGAAAATGGAAACATTACATATATGAGAACAGATAGTTCAACATATTCAGATGAATTTAAAAATGAACTTGAATGTTTTATAAAAAAAAAATATGGAGACAAATATACAAAATCTATTGTTAATAATGAAAAAAAGGCACATGAAGGAATAAGAGTAACAGATTTATTAAAAGAAACAACTGATTATGAAAACGAATATATAAACAAATTATATTCACTTATTTATAAACATACAATCAAGACAGGGATGAGCGATTCTTTAAATATTATATATAATTATGAATTAACAGCACCTTTAAATAATATATATAGTTATACTGAAAAAATAATATTATTTAAAGGGTGGAAAATAATAAATCAAGATAAATCAAGTATTATTTATGGAGAATATTTAAATAAAATAAATCAAATAAATAATATATCTATTATTGCAAATGAAGTTTTAAAAAATCAAATATTTCATTTAACAGAATCACAAATAATTAAAAGATTAGAAAATAAAGGCATAGGAAGACCATCTACATACGCATCTATTCTAGAGAAAATTCTAAAAAAAGGTTATGTGAAAAAAGGTAAAATAAACGGAGACAAAATAACTATAACAAATTATATTTTTGAAGATAATGATATAAAAAAAGAAGAAGTAGAAAAATATTCATTTGAAGAGTCTGGAAAACTTAAAATAACACCAATCGGTAAAGAGACCATATTATTTTGTTATAAATATTATAAACATATATTTAATTATGAATATACAGAAAATATGGAGAATGAACTTGATTTAATAGAATATTCAGATACTGAATGGATCAGTATTTTTAAAAAATTCAAGGAAATTATAGACAAAGATATTATTATAGATGAACCAAATAAAATAAATAAAAGTATAAATTGTGGTATTTATAATAATAATAATTTAATTATAAAAAATGGAAAATATGGCTATTATATAAATTATAATAAAAAAAATAGTTCTTTATTAGAATGGGAATATTATAAAAATATAGAAGAATTTATAGACGACCAATATATAAGTGTAGAAGTATTAAATTCATTAATAAATTATATTTCTATAATTATAATAGATAAAACATTATGTATAAAAAAAGGAAAATATGGAGAATATATATATTACAAAACAAAAACTATGAAAAAACCTAAATTTTTAAAATTAGAAATTGAAAGTAGAAATATAGAAGATTTGAAGGGTTATATAAAAAATAAATATAATATAATATGTTAATATGGATGATTATAAGATTATATTTATCTCTATACTAATTGTAGGTATATTTTTAAGAATAATAATTGGGAGTTTAGTTCTTACTTTCATATATAAAGAAAATATAAATTCAGGTAAATCAAATATAATAATATGGTCTAATTTTTTAATTATTATATCCATCTTAACTTTGACAAGTGAAATTATACAAGAAAAAATAGACCGATTATATTACCCATCAATAGCTATAATAATAACATTATTATATGAAATATATATAACATATAGCTTTTATAATAGAATTAATAATAATAATATCCCAAATATAATTTATATTTGGGATTTTTGGACAAATGTTATTTATATATGTATTACAGTATTATCTTATATTATATTTAAAGAAGATAATAGTAGTTATTTAAACATGATTTATATTTTAGTATCTTTAGCAATTGTAATATCTTATTTTAAATATACAATTATGAATTATTATATAGTAGACCCCAAAATAAAAAAATAATCAATATATAAATCTATAAACCAAACCTACATCTAAATCATTATTCCAAATCCCATATATTCTTAAAGTAATGCAATTTATATTTATTTTAGATATTAAATTATTATAAGATAAATCTAATATTAATCTATATTTTTTATTAAAACACGTAATTTTTTTTAGTGTTTCGGTTTCTAATATTTTTAATCTATCTTTTATTTTATGAGAAAATGATAATATTTTTTTCTCATTGTCTATATAAAATGTTTCTTGTAAAGGTATAGATATTATCAAGGTATTTATTGTAAAATTATTACAATTATATACTATTTTGTAAAATTTTTCATATTTCTTAAATTTATTTTTTATTGGATTATAAAATGATATTGAATTTGGATTTATATCATCTATATTTAATATTATGTTCATTATATAATAATATTAATTGTTATTAAATAATTATTATTATTTATGATATATATGAATTATTTAATATATGGACCGAGTAATACGTCTAAATATGAAACTGCTAAAAAAATATGTATGGAAATAAGTCCTTCCAAATTAAATTATTCAAGAAAAGTTGAATTAGATATAAATGATAATTTATATTATTTCACGATAACAGACGTTCATATTGAAATAGATTTCGAAATATTGGGAAAAAATTCTTATAATATATGGATTTCGTTTTATAATTATATGTGTGAAATATGTATAAATAAAAAATATTATATTATATGTAAAAATTTTCATTATATCAAATGCGAATTATTGGAAATATTTCATATATTTTTAAGAAATAAAAATATAAACTTTATAATATGTACTCAACATATTTCATATATACCTTGTATAGTAAAAAAGCAATTTAAAATTATTGTTAAGAATAAAAATAAAAGTAATATGAAAACTATAAATAATTATAAACGATTAGAACCTATAATAAATATTATAATAAATAAAGAGATAGATTATTTTATTATAAGAGAAAAAATATATGATATATTAACATATAATTTAGATATAAATGAAGCTTTTACAGAAATAATATTTAAATTATTTAAACAAGGATATTTTGAAAATATTCAATTATCGTCACTATTTAAAGAATTATTAAATATTATACAAAAATATAATAATAATTATAGGTCTGTATATCATATCGAATGTTTTGTTATTTATCTAATTCAATTAAAAACATAATTTATATTTTTATTAAATGGATAGAAAAAAAGCTTTATTAATATTAAATATTAATGAAAATAATATTAATTATAAAATTTTAAAAGCCAAATATAATGAAGCGTGTTTAAAACATCATCCAGACAAAAGTAATAGTAAGGATTTTCATCTTATTAACGAAGCATATAAGTATTTGAAAACAGAAGAAAAAAAAACATCACCTTTTTTTTATTTTGACGAAGAATTAATTTATTCTACTTATTTAATATTTAAAAGTTTTTATGAACCTTTACATAGTCATATATTGAATTATAGAAGTTATAATATCAAAACAACTTTAGATAAGGTGATTAATAAAGAGTTATATTTATTAAAAGAACACGATTTATATATTCCTTTATGGCACCAAGAATTATTGTTTGAATCCTTAAATTTAAAAATAAATATAGAAATAATATTACCAGACTATGTTGATATTGATGATAATAATAATATAATTATTTATCTTGATTTAAATAATAAAAAAAAAGGTGATTATATTACATTTAAATATAGTGGTTTAGATTTATCATTCAATTATGAGACAAATAAAAAAATATTTAAATGTATGGGTATTCCTATAATTAATTATTATAATATATATGATTTTTCGTTATTGTCGGATGTTATATTAATTATTTCTTAACTGCTTTTTTGTTTTTTTTTGTTTTTGTTTTTGGGGCTTCTTCTTCTACAGGTTCTTCTACAGGTTCTTCTACAGGTTCTTCGGATGGTTCTTCTGATGGTTCTTCAGTCTGTTCTTCATCCTCACCATCACTATCATAAATTTCTTTTTTATCTTCGCTTTTATCTTCATTTTCAACTACTTCATTCCGAATAGTATTCTCTTCTTCTGTTGAAATTGTAATATGACATTTACCTTGTTCTAAATTTTCAACTGGTTTTACAACACCTTGATATAATTTCCATGTTACACCGAATTTACCATTAGCAAACCAAATTCCACCGCATTGAATAATACAAGCAATATTACTACCTTTTTTAATAAAGACTTCTGGGCTTGTATTATCATCATTCGGAATTAATTTCTCGTGGTCTAGGTCAAATAATTCATATTTATGTTCGCCTTCCCATACTGGAAGTTTTACTTTAAGTGTAGGAGAACGCGTTTTATCTTGTTCGCCAGTACTTTGGTCCTTTGGGTATTTTAACATCGGACTCCACAAAGCATCAACTACTTCTGAAGACATATTTTGTTTTCCAAACCATTCTTTAGAATTATTTTTAGCATCTGTTTTGATTTTATCTTCGAAATCACTCAACATTTTTAAAAGTTCGTCAGTAGAATCATTACTAAACTCACTTCTAGGAAATTGAAGACTGATATCATAACTATTACCATTTGGGTTATCATAAATATTAACTCCCCAATTCATCATAAGTGGTGTCTGTAGTAGTAATGTCTTCTTACTCATAGAATTGATAATACCAACACTTTTTCCACCAGAATTATTAATTTTTGGTTTAGTGTAAATGATGTTATCACTTACAGAGAATTGAGAAGCTTTTACGATTTGTGCTGCCATTATACATTATATATATCATAATCTTTAAATCAATTTTTTTTTTAGTATCATTATTAATTAACAGGTAAAACAATAATAATAACAATAATAACAATAATAATAACAATAATAACAACAATAATAATAACAATAATATTAATAATAATAATAATAACAATAATATTAATAATAATAATAATAATAATAATAATAATAACAATAATAATATTAATAATAATAATAATAATAACAATAATAATAATAATAATAATAATAATAATAACAATAACAATAATAATAATAATAATAATAATAACAATAACAATAATAATAATAATAATAATAATAATAATTATATTAATAATAATATTAATAATAATATTAATATAATTAAGAGGTAAAAACAATATAAATAGATATAATAACTATATGTATAATGGCAAGCGATAAGAAAAAACAAACTAAACCTAAAAAGGAAGTAAAACCTAAACCTGTTGAAAGCAAAACTGAAATTGTTTCGCCTAAAAAAGAAGAACCAGTAAAGGAAGATAATGTAGTAAAGGTATTGGAATCTGATACTTCTGATACTGAACTATTAGACCAAACCGTTCAACAATTCACTAATATTTCCGTTCTTGTTCAAGACATTCAAGGTCAAATGTCTAAATTAAGAAATGAACTAAAACTTGTTGAAAAGTCTGTATCTAAGGAAATGAAAGTTCTTGACAAGGTTCATGCTAAAAAAAAAAAAAATAAAGGAACCCGAGCACCAAGTGGTTTTGTAAAACCTACCAAAATCAGTGATGAACTAGCAAATTTTCTAGGTAAAGAGAAGGGTTTTATGATGGCTAGAACCGATGTAACTAAGGAAATGACCAATTATATTCGCGAGAATAAACTACAAGATAAAGACAATGGGCGAAAGATTATCCCAGACTCTAAACTAAAAAAACTTCTAAATATTGATCAATCTGTAGAACTAACTTACTTTAATCTACAAAAATACATGAGTCCTCATTTTGAAAAGTCTGTCCCAGCAACTCCATAATTACAACATCAGTTGAAAAGTCTGTCCCAGCAACTCCATAATTATATAATATTTTAAAAAACATAATATTTTAAAAAACATAATATTTTAAAATATTATAACTAATTCAAATACTTATTTCGTATAATGCCATATTTATATTGGAAGGTTTCTTTTTGATACTTTTTTTCTTCATAAGATATATAGTAAAATCAATAAACATTTCAATATTATTATTAAAATATAAATAACTTATATTATTATTTTATATAAAATCAAGCATAAAATTAAAGTGATATAGGTATATTGAAGTTATAATAACAAAATGCGTTTGTTTTTTCTTTTAAACAAATATAATATTTTTATTATTTATATCATTATAATCTAAACTTTGTTTATATAAAATATTTTTCATTTGTAAAAAACTATATTCTCTTTCATTTTGTAAATATTCCTTAAACATATTTACAAATTTTTTATAATTAGTATTATATAATAGATATATTAATTATTATCGAGATAAATTAAGTAAATTATTCAAATACTTACAAATTGTTTGAAATGTTAAATGTTTTGTTTATTTTGTTTTTTCTATATAATTCTTTATAGTGGTGGGGTTAATAATATCTTTATTAATATTATTTCTAACTTTTATTGTGTTTTTGGATTTCATTATAAATAAAATTAATAAAATTCTTATTTTTTTATTTTATAATCTAGATTACTTAATATTTTTATACTATTTGTGGATAACATATTATTTTATCCCTATAAACCTTACCAAAATATTAATAATATCTAAAAATAAATTTGTTGAGAAAAAAGGATAATTTGGCGAATTTACACAAACCTTTGCATAATCATATATTTCTTTTGTATCATACGATATAAACAATGAAAATAAAAATATTACTATATAAGAAATAAATCTATACAAATTGTCGGAATATTGTGATGTCATAATCAAAAATAATTCTGTAAAAATAATAACAAACAACGCAATTATTGAACCAATTATAAAATTATTATGTGTTGATTTTAAAAAATCAGGTATATAAATAACTATTAACGTCATTAATATAAATATCAAACTTGTTGATATCAAACATCTTTGTAATATAACCGAATATTCTAATGATTTAAAATAAGGATACAAAGAGACAGAAATAGATGCTATAAATATTAACCATAATACATGATTATAAATAAAACCTTTTTTACTAAATAGAGGTCTTAATGATAATAATACGATAGATATAATCGCAGTTATAAAAGATATAATTATATATATATAATTTTCATTATATATTTTATCATTTTTTTCCAATTTATCAATATTGTTTTTGTCATTTAAAAGGTAATTATAAAAATGAATAAAACATCCAACTAATGATAAAGATAACGCCAAATATAAATACACATTTACAACAAAATTAGAACATTGTGGTTTGTTATTTTTAAAAGCAGACCTATAAATTATAAAGGATATGATAATAGTTGTTATAAATGTATATAATACTGAATTATAATAATTCATTATATTTTAAATATATTTTATTTTGAACATTTACAATTACAATTTAAACTAAACGAGTTTGTTTTATTACCTTTATTTGGAATACCTATCACAGGATTTTTACATAAGAATAGTTTTTTTTTATTTAAATATCTCTGATAAGAATCGTTTTTAAAATTTTTATCTAATTGAGTATTCATAATTTGTTTCCTCATTGTATACAATGAAGATTGTATGCCTACGTCATTTAATATTTTTCTTTGAATATTTATCTTTAAAAGTTCATTACAACTCATTATATATTCATAATATAAAGGATTTTATAGAATAATATATAAGATCATCAAATAATGAATTCAAATTGTTATAAATTATTATATATTTATAAGCATTGCTAAATATTTTATTATATTTAATATAATCAATTATTATATTATTTATTCTTAATGTTGGAACCCAAGTTATACATTCTATTTTTATATCAAAATTATAAAAATTAGATTTTTTTAGATAATAATTTATATAATCCATATTCATATATTTAATTATTGGTCTAGAAAATGGATAATTTTTTTTTATTTTTATATAAATATCAAATTGTTTTATATAAAAATTTTCATTATTTAAAATAATAATATTATATTTATTTTTTAGTTGAATTAATTCTTTATTTTTTCTAATATAATATTTATTATTTCCATATGAATTAATAAGCATAGTTTAATAATTATATAGATTATTATTAAACTATATTTTACATTAACATTCTAATTAAGAAAGTAAATACTATTAAATGTAAAATAAAACCTAAATTAGTAGGACAACCTTTAGAATCACAAATACCGTTTATTAAAGTATTTAAGGTTGAGTATGTAATACTATTAAATACTAAAAAAGCAACCAATGTAGTATATAATGTATATTCCCATTTTTTTAGATTTGTAAGAGTATGTTTTTTACCATTTTCTAATTTTCCATTTTCTCCGCAATTACAATTTTCACCACAAGTCATATAATAATATATAATATTATAATTTAAGCGATTAATTTATTCATTTTATCTACTTCAATATTTTTATTGTCACTGAATATTTATTAGAAGACACTAAAAATATTGACGATAAACATTGAACACTAAATATTTACATCATTCGGTCCTAATCAAAGACGTTTAGTAACTTTAGATACCGATGTTCTAAAACTCAGTCAAGATTATTTTCTTGTATTATATTAAAATGGAAAGACCAGTAAAAACTGTTCTCATTGAAGCTTTCGTCATCGGTATTATGAACCTCATTATTATCGTGACCCTCACTAATATAGGTCTCCCACACATGGTCGATTATGTCATCGCTGGTGCCCTCATTCATATCATCTTCGAATATACAGGTGGCAACAAATGGTGGTGCACACAAACTTACAAGTTGTAATACACGACGAAAGTTTATCTTGAGAATGTATATAATTTTTATAATAATTTACAGGTAATACACAATAATTTTGGATTGTCTTTTAAATAATTCGTAATGGAAATAAAGGAGAGAACAATGACTAATTTTGTCTACAATAAAATATTTTATATAATTTAAGACATTAATTTATTCATTTTATCTCCTTCCATGTTTTTATTGTCTCTGAACAAAATATTTATATGTTCGTCGTTTAATATTCTAAATGTAAAACGTTTATTCTTTTCTTTTCTACCTACACGACCAATTGCTTGTATTATTTTTTCTTGGGTTATGTTAGCAATATTATGAGACAAATAACAATGTGCAAATTGATAATTTGTTCCATATATATAATCACTAGAAGCTATTATTAATAATAATTTTTTAGAATCGGCCAATTCCCTCATGACAGTATTATATTCATTATTATCATTTGTTAAAATACCTATACCAATTAATAATAATATTTTATAATCAAATGAAATATCCAATTCTATAATTTTATTTATATACTCGTGGTCAATATCACTTTTGAATAAATCTAATTTTTTAAATTTATTTTCTTTATTCCATTTTGAATAATGACTAAAAGTATTTGGTATATACTTATCATCAAGATTTATAGATTTATATTTTTTTTCAATTAATTCTATTTTTTTCATTATATTTTTTGTCTCATTATCAAAACGTTGGTCGGTTATTTTATTTTCTTTTCCTTCTTCTTTTTTTAATTTATCTTCCAAATCTTTCTTTAATCTAATTAGTTTTTCGCTGAGAGACAAGTTATAATTAATATCATTTTCTACTTCTTGTAACGCATTTTTATTTATATTAATATCTTTAACAAGATCTTCTATCATATTTTTATAGTCGTTTTCGACTATATATAATCCAGGTCCATAGTTTATATTAATAGAAGAAGTTGTACTAAAACATAATGAATTATCAAATGTTATATTTGGTATATTTACTATTTCCTCATTTTTTAATATATAGTAATAAAAGTTCTTAATAGTTTTAGAATTTATAGTTGTAATATTTGAATGAATATCTGTAAATTCATTTAATAATTTAGAGTTTAATATAAATTTCGAGCATTGTTCTATACTTAAAAATTTTTTATACTTTTCTCCAAGCGTATTTAAATAATTGTTTATATCATTTTTATTATGTAAATACATATGAGGCATTATAATATTACCATCATTATTAACTAATGTTATATTAGTATGTTCATCTATTGAATCTATATTATAAAATTCTCCTTCAAATTTTTTTTTGTAATTTTGAATTAATAAATCTAAATTATTTGGTAATGTTGCACATGATAAAATTATATTTGGAATTTCATTAATTCTCCAATTTAATTCAATAATTTCGTGAAGAGGGTGAGAATCATAATCCATAGAAATAGTTGGTTCATCCCAAAATAATATTATTTTTTTAATATCAAAAAAAGATTTCATATATAACATCGCCGACTCATACGAAAATAAATCACATATTAACATTTCAACATTTATACCGTCTGTATGAATAGGCCTTTTATGCTTATCATTTGTGTATGTATTTACTGAGAAAAAGTGTAATCTAATATCATCTATTGTTTTACAACCAAAAGCAAAACCTATTTTTCTTCCAACGTTAACTGCACTTTTTGCTAAATTCATACCAATATGCCTAGAAGCACATATAAAAATTACTTTATACTCTTCACATAGACCAATTGGTGTTAATGTTTTTCCACTACTTGTAGGAGCAGTATAAAAAATTAATTTATTACTATTATTTTTAAAAATATTATATATTTTTTTTTGATGTTCATGTAATGATATATGAAAATATTCAAAAATATTATTATTTTCTATAACTGAAGAAGAGTTGTTTAATATATCAATTGGTAAAAAAGAAAACTTATCTAAATAATAATTAACAATTTCTTTAACATATACATTAATATTATATATTGAAATTAAGTACTTTATATTATAATAATAAATAACCTGATTATATTTAATCAGTTTTTTTAATATTAGAATTACAATTATATCTATTGAATTATCTATATTTAAATTACTATTATTTAATCTTATAAAGTCTTTACTACTTAGTTTTTTTTTTATTTTATTAGGCTTTATAGTATATTTAATATACTTTAAGTAATTTTTAACTATATAAGGTAAAATTATATTAATATAAATATAATAATCTGAATCTGTATTATTTAATTTTATTAATTCTGATATTAAATAATAATTATTTAAAACTATATCTATGTCATTGTATCCTTTCTTTATCATTAATAATATTTTTTTCTCTTTTATATCTACTTGTTTTTCTATACTTATCCATTCTCTTTTTAACATTTTTTGTAGTTTAAAATCTTCCATTAATATATAAATATGTATAAGGTTTAAATTAATAATTGTTATAATTATACTTTATTAAATCTTCGTAAAGACATAATGAGACAAAATGTTATTTAAATATTAGAACCCTTAATATATAAATGATAACTATAGTATCCGCGTGGTATATTTTAAATTCTAAATTTGATAAAATAATATACAAAAAATGGATGAATCATTTTAAAGACTTAGTAGATAACTTTTATTTGGTTATTTATACTAATAAAGAAAGTTATTATATGTTAGAGGATTTTATACATAAAAATGTTAAAATTATTATTAAAGAATTTGATGAATTTTATGGTTTTAAATGGGAAAAAAAATGGATAGAAAATCATACTAAAAATTATTTATTGAATAATAATAGTATTTTTAATACTGATTGGAAACTTAATATGTTATGGTCTGAAAAAATAAATTTTGTATATGAAACATATAATAATAAATATTTTAATACAGATTATTATATATGGTGTGATATAGGATATTTCCGAGAACCTATGATAAATAAAAAATGGCCTAATTACGACGTAATAAAATCATTAAATAAAAATGCAATTTATTATTCTTATGTATGCAATAAAAATATATTACAAGAATATATTAAAAATATATTAAATAGTAAAATTGTTCCATATGAACAAAATTCAATATCAGGAGGATTTTTTATTATTCATAAAAATAAAATAGGTTGGTATAAAAAAACTTATTATGATAAAGTAGATTTTTTTTTTAAAAATAACCTATTAATTAAAGATGACCAATATATTATTTTACATTGTTTAGCTAATAATATAAATGACTTCTTATTATTAAAAGATACAAATGTTAATAGTTGGTTTATATTTAAAAAATTTTTGTTATAATTCTATAATAAAAGGTGAATATATTTAAAAAGAATTAAATAAGATATACTATGATTTCAATACTTTTACCTATTTATAATGGAATAGAATTTTTACCAGAAACATTAAATTCTATTATTTCACAAAGTTATAAAAATTGGGAATTAATTATAGGTGTAAATGGATATGATAAAAACTCGTCAGTTTATAAAATAGCAAAGGAAAATGAAAAACGAGACAAAAGAATTAAAGTGTATGATCTATATACAATTAAAGGTAAATCAGAAGCTTTAAATAAAATGTTATTTTTTTCTAATTATAAATGGATATCTTTAATTGATGTAGATGATATTTGGTATCCTACAAAATTAAAAAATCAGATTAAATTTACTGAAAAATACGATGTAATAGGAACAAATTGTAAATATTTTGGCGATTTGAATACATATCCAAATATACCATTAGAGGATTTGAGTGATTATAATTTTTTATACGGAAATCCTATAATAAACAGTAGTTCTCTAATTAAAAAAGAATTGTGTTTTTGGAAAGTAAATTATGATGGTATTGAAGATTATGAATTATGGTTAAGATTATGGAGACAAGGGAAAAAATTTTACAATATAAAAACATTCGAAGTTTTACATAGAATTCATAAAAAAAGTGCATTTAATTCAAAAGGACAAAACATTAATGATTTATTAAATGAATATAAATAACTTAAAATTTATTAACTTAAAATTATTAATACATTTAAAAAAAATACAATTTATTTATAGTTTTCCATAGGCGTAACGCTATTTATATAATAAAATATCTTTACATTTTGATGTTGTTTCGAAATTATCATCACCAAAAATTTCTTGTAAAATACACCATTCAAACAATCCTCCATTATAAACGTACACATTTTCGTAACCAAGTTTTTTTAATTGATTATATTTATAGTATGGAGAATAATCACGACAATTTTTCCCGTATACAATAACAGTATTTCTTTTATTTAGTTTATTAATTATAGAGGGTTCTTCTATATGGTTAATTGTATTTTTAATCAAATACTCTTGATTTTCTTTATCAAGAGTATTAATTAAAATATAATTTTCGTCTTTAATGTGTTCTTCTATATAATTAAAGGATACTATGGGGATTTTATTACCTAATATATTCCCCATTTATTTATATAATCAATTAATTTTTAAATAAAAGTCAATTAAAAATCAATTAAAATTCATAGTTATATTAACAAGTTCTTTTTTTAAACATTTAATAGCAGAGACAGACAATTCTTCTCTTTTTTTTCTAGTATTTGTATTATACGATTTCTTACTTTTTGATAAACTATTATTATTATTCATATCATCTTCTATATTTTTATAATTCTCTTCTATATATTTAATTATGTCATATTCTAAAGCCCATTTAAAAAAATTTAATTGACCTAAGGTTGTTTCTATACTGTATTCGTTATCCCCAAAAGGAACTTGTATGCGGTCCCATCTACAAAATGGGTCAAATCTTGATTTTTTATAAGCCTTTAATTTTAATTTATAATTATCGTAAACTTTAAATCGTTTGTCTCTCTTTGTACTATATATTGTAAAATATTTCTTAGCATAATTAGTTGTAAACCAGTCAATTATTCTTAATGATATGTTAGATTCGCCATTAATTATTTTCAACATTTTGTTAAAGTTGTTATTTTTATTATAAAATTTCATTATTTTACTTAATAATAACTCGTTTTGATCTATTATATTATTATTCATTAAACTTATTTAATATAATCTTTTATATTTTTTTTATACTGATTGTTTTATACTTTTTATAATATTCGTGATTGCTTGTTCTTCTTTTTAAATTACAATCTAAACAACTAATACATGTATTATTTGTATAATGACCGATATCGTTATTTAATCTTTCTAAAGACCACTGACTTCTATTATTTTTATTATTATATACTAAATACATAATACATTTACAATAATAACAAGATAAATTACTCATGTATAATTTATATATTAATTCATCATATTTTATATGCATCTCATTATTATATTTTCTTTTTCTTTTATCTTGTTGAATATAAGAACTATATTTTTTTTTAATTTCATTTTCTATATAATTTCTATGAATAAATTCAACATTATTATATATTTTATCTATATATAATAAATGGTTATTTATGTCATATAATTCTTCTGAATCAATTACATTCTTTTTGATATTTGTATTATAAATTATTTTTTTCATATTATATAAGATATAAACATTATTATATATATATATTATATGAATGAGAACAAACATCTAAAAACTTTAAAATATAATACAAGTAGAAATAAAATAACAAGTATGGATGATCTTAATATATTTTTGAATAATGAAATGGAAAGAAATAAAAAAGGTAAATGGTGTAAATTATCAAAAACCGAAAAAATGAAAAAACTGAAAAAATACATAAATAAAATATATAATGAAGAAATAAATGAAAAAGAATTAAATAGTCAGATAAAATTACTAATTAAAATGATAGACAAAAATAAATCTAGTAAAAATGTAGATATAATTTATAATAATGAAATTGGGGAGATCGAGAATATAACAGACCTTTCTTTTAATATTTTAACTTCTTCTTTTGTAATTAGTCAAAGTAAAAATACAACATTAAAAAATATTAAAAAAAATTGATATAATATTAACTTATAAATTAATATAATGGACGAAAAACTAAATGAATTTAAAAAAATGATATATTATAATTTGAATTTTAATGATATATTACCTTATGAATATTTAAATTTAATTGAAAGTGAAATATATGAATTATTAAATGAAAATATTAATTTAATTACAGAACCTAAATATTATGATTATATATACATACATTTATATATTTATTTTGAATATTTTATAGAAATTACAAATTCGTTTAATTTGTCTATTATATACATTCTAAAAAAAAATAATTTAATAAGAAACTATAATAATTCTTATACATATAATTCAGTAGAAAATAAAGATTATATACAATATCTAAAAAATATACCTCAACCAGAACAAAGAACAGAAGATTGGTACAAATTTAGATATAATCATATTACGGCAAGTAACGGTTGGAAAGCATTTTCCGAAAATGAACGATGTGTTAATCAATTAATATATGAAAAATGTAAGCCATATATAATTAAGAATTACAACTCTTTATCCGAAAATGCAATGACTTGGGGACATAAATACGAACCTATTACTACTGCGATTTACGAGAAAATATATAATACAAAGATAGAAGAGTTTGGTTGTATCCCTCATAACGAATACGACTTTTTAGCAGCATCGCCAGATGGTATAGTTGTAGGTGATAATAATTTTGGAAGAATGATAGAAATAAAAAACGTAGTATCAAGAGTAATAAATAGTAATCCTAAAAAAGATTATTATATTCAGACCCAGTTACAAATGGAGGTATGTAACTTGGAAGAATGTGATTTTGTAGAAACAAAATTTATAGAATATGAAGATTATAATGATTTTATAAAGGATGGTACTATTTATAAAAGTTCTGATGAAAAACAAAAAGGAGTTATAATAGTTTATATTAAAGATGATACTCATTATTATTATGATTATTTAGACTTAGATATTAATTTTGAACAATTAACATATCATTTAAATAATCCAAAGGATAATGAAAATTTAAAATGGTATAAAAATATATTTTGGAAACTTGAAACATTCTCTTGTGTATTAATCCCGAGATGTAAATATTGGTTTAATTCATCTTTTGAAAAAATAAAAAATGTATGGGATATTATTATCGAAGAAAGAAAAAATGGAAATTATATAAATCGTGCTCCAAAAAAAAAAGAAATTAAATGTTTAATTCAAAACATATAAAAATATGTAATATATAAAATAAAAATATATAAAATAAAAATTATATATTATATAATGAATAAACATTCTATCAATGTAATCAAAAGAAATAAAAAAAATGAAGATTTTTCTTATACTAAAATTTTATCTAGAACAAAAAAATTAGGAACTAAAAAAAATTTAGATATTAATTATAAAAAATTAATTGATAAAATTTTCGATCAGTTATATAATAATATTGAAACTAAAAAAATAGACGAACTTATGGCAGAACAATGCACTATGATGAGTTCAACTCATTATCATTATACAATTCTAGCTTCGTTGATTATTATTTCAAATCATCAAAAAGAAGTTTCAGAATCATTCTTAAATTGTGTAAAAAATTTAAATAAAAATACAAATTTTATTTCCAATGACTATTATGAGTTAGTAAAAAAAAATTACACAATTATTAATTCATTTATTAATTATGAAAGAGATTATCTTATTGATTATTTTGGATATAAAACATTAGAAAGAGCATATTTAATTCGTTCTAACGGAATTATTGTTGAAAGAATTCAACATTTATGGATGAGGGTCGCTTTACAAATTCATGGCGATGATTTTGACAAAGTGAAAGAAACATACGATTGTCTTAGTACAAAAAAATTTATTCACGCTACTCCTACGCTTTTTAATTCTGGAACTAAAAATCCACAATTAAGTTCTTGTTATTTATTGGGTATGGAAAGCGATAGTATAGATGGTATTTTTAACACATTAAAAGATTGTGCTAATATTTCAAAATGGGCTGGTGGTATTGGTCTTCATATTCATAATATTAGATGCGAGGGTAGTGATATTATAGGAACAAATGGTAAATCTAATGGTATTTCACCAATGTTAAAAGTATTTAACGGCACGTCTAGATATGTTGATCAAGGTGGAGGTAAAAGAAATGGAAGTTTCGCTATTTATGTTGAACCTTGGCATGGAGATATTGAGATATTTTTAGATATGAAAAAAAATCACGGTGATGAAGAGTATAGAGCAAGAGATTTATTTTATGCTTTATGGATACCTGACCTATTTATGAAAAGAGTTGAAGATAATGGAAAATGGTATTTAATGTGTCCAAATACATGTAAAGGACTTTCTGATGTTTATGGTAAGGAATTTGAAGATTTATATAGTAAATATGTAAATGAAAAAAAATATATTAAGGAAATTAATGCTAGAACATTATGGTTTAAAATTCTGGATAGTCAAATGGAAACAGGAACACCTTATATGTTATATAAAGATTCTTGTAACATGAAAAGTAATCAAAAAAATTTAGGAACAATTAAATCATCTAATCTTTGTTGTGAAATTATAGAATATAGTGACGATAAAGAGAGTGCTGTATGTAATCTTGCGAGTATTTCTTTGTCTTCATTTGTAAAACAAGAAAATTATATTTTTAATGATAATATTACAATTTATACTACCGATAAATGTATATGGTGTAAAAGATTAAAGAATTTTTTATTATCTAAAAACATTTTCTTTAAAGAAATATATATTACAAAAGAAAAATTCGATAATTTCAAAGAAGACCACGATTACAAAACACTACCTTTACTATATGATGGAAAAAAAAAAATTGGAGGATTTACAGATATTAATAAATTATTTAATAAATATTTTGACTTTGATGAGTTATATAAAATTACCGGTATTGTAACAGAAAATTTAAATAAAATTATAGATAAGAATTTTTATCCTACTGAAAAAACAAAAATTAGTAATATTAAAAATAGACCTATCGGTATTGGTATTCAAGGTTTAGCTGACACATTTGCTATGCTAGAATACCCATTTGATAGTAAGGAATCTAAAGAATTAAATAAAATGATTTTTGAAACAATGTATCATTCTTCTATGTCAAAAAGTTTAGAACTTTCTATAAAAGAAGGCCCTTATTCATCATTTAAAGGTTCTCCTTTAAGTAAGGGTTTATTTCAATTTGATTTATGGAATGAACAACCTTCGTCTAGATATAATTGGGATATATTAAGAGATAAAATTATCAAGAATGGTGTGAGAAATTCGTTGTGTATTGCTCCAATGCCTACTGCTTCAACCAGTCAAATATTATCTAATAATGAATGTTTTGAACCTTTTACAAGTAATATTTATACGAGAAGAACACTAGCAGGAGAGTTTATTGTTATTAACAAACATTTAATGAAAGAATTATGTGATTTAGAATTATGGGATAGTGAAATTAAAAATCAACTTATTAAAGACAAAGGTTCTATACAAAATATTAAAAACATTCCTGATAATATTAAAGAGAGGTATAAAATTGTTTGGGATATGTCTATGAAACCTATTATTGATATGTGTAGAGATAGAGCTATATATATATGCCAAAGTCAATCTATGAATTTATGGATTGAAGAACCAAATTATAAAAATTTAACACAAATGCATTTATATACTTGGAAATCTGGATTAAAAACTGGCCTTTATTATTTAAGAAGAAAAGCAAAACATCAGGCACAACAATTCACTATTACTCCTGAAAAACAAAAAGAAGATGATTGTTTGATGTGTGGTTCATAGTTATATAAAAATAAAAAATATGTATAAATTATAATGGAAATAAAAAATTATTGGATTAGAATACTATTATTATTTGTTATTTTAATATTTTCAGTATTAAACTATAATGATATTATAACACTTGAAGGATACGATAGTTTACCTGTTCCTAAGTGTGATAGTAATGATAATAATGATAGTAATGAATGTAACAACAGTGACTATATATTAAAAACACAGGTTATACCGCCAGTATGTCCTTCTTTTCATTCCTTTTTAGGACATGAAAAATATTCTGATAATTCAAAAGATAATTCAAAAGATAAAAAAAAAAATAAAGAAATTAATAAAAATATTACAAACAATAATAGCTTGTTTAATTGGTATGATGATGATATAACTAACAAAACAACTCAAAAACAAAATTATAATAATGAAGCAAATATAAATAATAAAATATCTCAAAAACAAAATTATAATGAAAATAATAAACAATCTCAAAATTATAATGAAAATAATAAAATATCTCAAAATTATAATAATAAACCATCTCAAAATTATAATAATAAACCATCTCAAAATTATAATGAAAATAATAAACCATCTCAAAATTATAATGAAAATAATAAACCATCTCAAAATTATAATAACGAATCAAACATAAATAATAAAGATAATAATTTAGATAATAAAGATAATAATAATTTAGATAATCCATTTTCAAATATGTTTAATCAAGGTTCTATGTCTTTATTTGATGATGAAAAAAAATCATTAAGAAACAATGATATTGACTTTTATAAGAATAAATTAAACGAATTAAAAAAAGAATTACAACAAATAAAAGGAACTGATGGGACCTGTCCTCCTTGTCCTGCTTGCGAAAGATGTCCTGAACCATCTTTTGAATGTAAAAAGGTTCCTAATTATCGTTCAAATAATGTTGGTCAATATTTACCTTTACCTATTGTTAATGACTTTAGTAGTTTTTAATCTTTTTTTTATACATTTTTTATTTATTTGAAATGTATTGCATTTTTTAGTATAGGGAACTATTTTTATTATACATTTAGATTTTTCCCCATATAAAGAATCAGTACATCCCTTTTCTTTTTTATTACCTTTTTTTTTGTTACATCTTGCTCTAAAATGTTCATATCGTTCTCTTACATCATAATAAGTTAAATTCGATTTTTTTCCTAACATTTTATTTATATCTTCGTGCAATTCGTATATATATTTGGAAAATGTATCACGATTATTCATAATATTATTCGTTATAGGTTTTTCTAATATATTTTTTTTTAAATTTATTCTACAATAAATACATGGTAAAACGTGTTTTAAACTTAATATAAAATTTTTATAATTTAATTTTTCTTCATTAGTAGGATTAGTCGGATAATTGAAACTTATTGTATGTAGAAAATGCCACATACCAGGACCCCAAACAGACGTTAACATACCTTCACCGCTATTATAATCTTTTTTACTATATGTTTTCATTACTTAATATATAGTAGATAAAAAAAATTTATATTTGATATGTTCGATTGTATTATTTTTATTTTCATATTTTAGACGCATTAATTCATTGTAATTTTTGATTATAATGTATTTATTATTAATAATTACGATCATATAAAATATATATATATATATTTTAATATTTTTTTTTTCGTATAATAATTATTATATATAATATTATATATAATAAATGTATTTTTTTATAATATTAATATTTATAATTATTTTAGCAACATTTTTAATATATAAATTTTACAATAAAAAAAAAAATATATATTTTGAAAACAACGAATACGATAACTCTATAATAAGAGAACCAGCTTATATATATTTATTTTATGCAAGGTGGTGCCCACATTCAAAAGAAACAATTATTAAAATGAAAGATATAAAAAAAAGATATAAAAACAATAAAAAATATAATTTAGTGTTTGAAGATATAGATGTAGATAAGAGAAGTGATATGGCAAATCTTTATAATATAGAATCTTACCCTACTATAATATTAAAATATAAAAATATAAAATATATTTATGATACTAACTTAGAGGATACAACATTTGATATGTTTATAGAAACAACGGTTGTTTAATAAATTTAATATTTGATATTATTATAATATTAAATATTAAAAATGGAAGAAGATACACCTAGAATAAATATAGATGAACTATACCAAACAAAACAAAAAATAGATTTAAATAGATTAGAATTATTTAATAAATTATTAAAAAGAATACATATAAAAATAAAACATTCTTCAAAACAACGAGAACAACTAAATTTTTGTTCTTTTGTAATGCCTGAAATATTAATAGGATATCCAAATTATAATCAAGCAGAGTGTTTAAATTACATTATAAGTATATTAGAAAAGGATGGGTTTAATTGTAAATATATTCATCCTAACCTACTTATGATTAGTTGGAATCATTGGGTTCCTGAATATGTTAGAAATGAAATAAAAAAGAAAACAGGCATACAAGTAGACTCGTATGGTAATAAGAAAGAAAAAATATATAATCCGTTTAAACCAGAAAAAAGTAAATCAAAAAAACAAGAAAACCTAGATAATATTTATGGCGAAAATTTAATAAATTCAATGAAAAGTAATTTTTAATATATTATATTATATGTTTAAAGACTTTTTATTAATAATGCTTTCTGGTATTTTTTTAACCATAAATCCTATATTAGGAAAAATAGCTGTAAATAAATTTGGATATAATTTTTTACATTTTTTAGATTTGTTATGAGTGGTATTGTAGGTTTATTTTTTTTTCTATTATTGTTATTTATAATTATAATTATAAAAAAAAAATATTTGTTGATTTACCATATGTAGAAGCAATACCTTATGCTTTAGCAATATCTTTAATTGCAATTACATATATTTATGTTCATTATTATACATTAAAACTATATGATATTTCATATGTTATTCCTTTAACATATTCAACTTATATATTAACCAGTTGTGTTTTGGGTATGTTATTCTTTAATGAAGATATTAATAAATTTAAATTGTTAGGAATAATATTAATTATTATTGGTATTTTTTTACTTTATTATGATGTAAAAATAAATTATAATGAAAAAATAAAAAAAATATTTAAAAATTTATGAGACAAATAAAAATTATGAGACAAATAAAAAAATATGAGACAAATAAAAAAATATGAGACAAATAAA